CTTGGACCATTAACGCCTGGGCCAACTACCACGTTAGGATCACTCACGGCACTGGGATAGGCCAACATCGGTTGATTTCATCAAACACCGCAACTAAATTAGTAGTCTCGGCAAATTGGTCCACCAACCCCGACTCCACTTCCGAGTACCAGATCTTCATCGACGAAATAGATGACTACGTCCAAGCGGCGGTCAAACGCTATTCGCGCCACCAACCCCAAAGCCTGGTCGACGAGTTCCAAGGCAACGGAGGCTATGATTATTCTCTGCCCGACGACTGGATCCAGGGTTTTTCTCGCATCACCCAGGTAGAATATCCCTATGATCAGCAGCGACCAAACGCCATTCCGAAAGAAGAATGGATGCTCTTTCTCAAGCTCATGAACTCAACTCAAACTCTAGTTTTGAGATTTTTAGCGATTCAGCCCGTGGCGGGGGAATACGTTCGCATTACTTACACAACCCCACACCAGGTCAACGATTCCTCCTCCACGGTTTTTGATAATGACTTCGAGGCAGTCTCCTGCCTGGCCGCTTCTTACTGTTGCGGAGCTCTTTCACGAAAATACTCCCAGACCTCGGATCCCACGATAGCCGCCGACGTTGTAAACTATGCTGCCAAGGCCTCATCCTACGCCTCCAGGGCAAAGGAGCTCTTTCAATCTTACTTAGACCAGCTCGGTTTAACCGAAGTCCCGGCCAGCGTAGGCACCAAAGAATTCGACACTGGCTTCGTCTGGGGAGAGGAATACCTTTCTCATAAAAGCTGGCATAGGTGATCGATGGTAAACATTGAACTCAAATTTAAGGGCAAGATCCTGGTAGATACCTGGGATGCTTTACGAATTTTCCGAGAGGAGTATCTCAAGGGTTTCAAGAAAAGTCTTGTGACGCTCAGAGACATGGTAAGAGAGAGAACGCCCATCGGAGCGTCAGCTAGACTCTATCACTCAATCACTTACGTGGCAAAGGACCTAACACCCACGAGTCCATTCGGATTCCCCACAGCACCACCCGAATTCGAAGGTATGGTCTACGCACGCTCGGAAACTGAAGTCACCTATGGGATATTCGCCACTCCTTACTCCTGGGTCTGCAAGTATGCTGCCCCAGTCGAGTTCGGCAGCAAACCTCATTTCCCACCGGTCTACGGACCGGAGTCAATTCACGGTTGGGTAACCCATGTTCTGCCGATGATGCCGAAGTTCGAGGCTATTCTTGTTGCCTGGAAGATCGCTCTCAAGATCTCCAAAATTGGCACCCGGGGGAGATTCATGTTCAGAGACGCTCGGCAGGCATTCATGTCCCAGGGTATCTTTGAAAAGAATATGCAAGAAGCAGCGGACTTAGCTACCAAGAAAGCCACGGTGGAAACACCGTGGTGGGCTGCGTTTTGACGATAACTCTCATTCGCATAGGGGTTTTCATCATCTTATATTTTAAGTCTTTGATTTGCCCCTGCTACGGGCTAAAAACGATAGGAGTTTCCATTGAGTCTCAGTCTTATAAGAGGTCAAATTAAAACCATCCTCCTGGGAGTCGAAGGAGTTAGCACCAAGGTTCACGATTATGAGCGCTACGCCAAAACCTGGGAGGCTTACCTCGCATTTTTCAAGAGCAATGGACTGATCAAGGGCTGGACAATCACTCGCTCTTCAACCCCTGAGGTAGAATCAACCACAACGACGAACATGAGGACCCACACTTTCCTGATCCGAGGCTACTACTCGCTAGACGATTCCGCTGGCACAGAGAAGACATTCCAGGACATCATCGAAAACATCGCAGCAGCATTCAGGGGCAACAAAACGCTCAACGGTCAGGCTTTCGATTCAGGCCCTCTCCAAGTCGATATGGTTGGCAATGTTCTGTTTGGCTCAGTCCTTTGTCACTTTTGCGAGCTTAGATTACTCGTGCAGGAGGAAGAACAATGGCGCTAATAAAAATAGTCTGGGGTAACGAGCCCCGAGAAGTTCCCGGTCTTGGTCTTATTGCAGCGAACCAAGAAATCTTAGTGAAGGAAAAACTAGCTAAACAACTCATCAGACAGGGTTTCGCTAAAGCCAAAAAGAAACCCAGGAAAAAACAGAAATGAAGAAGAACACCAAAGATTGGTTAGGCATCACAGGTCAATGGCTCGGGGTAGGTTTATTCGCTTTTGTTATCTTAAAATACATCCAAGTCTCAGCGCCCTGGCAATTCACGGTGCCACTCATTGCGGGCTGGTGTTTTGCCATCGCCACTAAAATTAGGAGGAAATAATGAGTCCACTAGGTCAAGGTACACACATTGGTTTAGGTAAACAAACCATCTGGGATACTCCCGTTGGGGCCTCTGATTATATCAAATTTTCATCTGAGACTCTGACTCTTGCTATCGAAGAACTCATCTCAACATCCTTAGCTGTCAAGAGAGACGAGCCAGACAGCTTCGAGGGATTAGGCACCATCGCTGGTGATACCCTCCATGAAGTTCACCCCAATGCTCTGGGCTATCTCCTGCGTGGCTGGTTCGGCAAGATTCTATCTTCGGAGCTCGTCGCAGAGGCAGCTTACAAGCACATCTTCACTCCAGGCAAAGACAAGGAAGCAAAAGGCACGGCTGACTCCGGATCCGAGACTACTTTAGTCGATGCAGATCTAGTTACCACTGACGACGAATTCAACGGCTGCTGGGTTCACATCATTGCCGGCACCAACGCAGGCGAATGGGCACTCATCACGGACTCCGAGGCAACAACTAACACCATCACCTTTGCCGCTATGCCTCTAGCCATTGACGACACCAGCGTTTACGAAATCAGGAACGGTCCCGAGCACTGCATTCTTCCTCCATATACCTTAGAGATTCACCGAGATCTGCCTGAAAAAGCCTTTCAATTTGCCGGCTGCGTTCCTAACACTCTGGCCTTCTCTTTTGGAGTGGCGGCAAAGGTCCTCTCCCTCACAGCATCCTGGCTAGGTAAAGACGTTGCCCCCATCGACCCCACAATCCCCAGCTTTGAACCCACCGAGCCTTTCCGGTGGAACCAGGCAATACTCTTGGTCGGCATCTTCGACTCTGGCACATCCACCAATGGAACTCTCAACACTACTACCCTTCTCAACGACACCGGCAAAACCTGGGTAGAGGATGCCTTAATCGGCAAGTACATCAGAATGACTTCTGGCGACTGCCAGGATCAAATTCGAAAGATCACCGATAACGACGCAACCTCAGTTACATTCGCTCCGGCCATGTCCGCAGCTCCAGCAGAAGACAAGTATGAAATCTGGAACGAGGACAATCTTATCGAAACGCTCTCATTCACCCTCTCAAACGGTCTCATCGGCGTTCCACTACTCAACAATACCAAGCGCATCGCTAAGATTGTCGGTGATGCTTTCAGGTCCGGCACCATTGCTCCCACTCTTCACGTTGAAGACAAGACAAACTGGGAAACCTACTTTAAGGGCTGGACGACGAGACCCTGGTTGGTTCTCTTCCGAGGAGTAGCCCTTACTGGAGCAACAGGATACTACAATGAACTCCAGTTTCATTTGCCCAAGGTTCTCTTCACGGCCTACCCTCTGAGTGTAGCAGGTCCAGGTAGATTAACAGTCGGTGCCACGGGCAAGATTAAGTATGATTCAACGGCTGCCCATCAATATTTAGCTAAAGTCGTTCTTTTCAATACCAAAGTTAGTTACTGAAACTAGCTTCTAGTTCCGAAATCCAAAGCGGGGAAGGAAGGCGAGGCAAGAAGCCTCTCGCTAATGATCCTTCTTCGCTATTTTTTTTTATTCTAGGAGGCAAAATTGCCAGAACTATCAATCATCATGTCCCTAAAAGACATGATCACCACTAAAATCAAAGAAATCATCGAGCTTTTCAACCAGCTCACCGGCCACACGGAAGAAGCGGCTAAGAAACAGGCAGAGCTCACCGAAAAAGTCAAAGTAGACTGGGAAGAACACGAGGAATATCGAAAAGATCGCGAAGAGATGGCAAAGGCAGAAGCAGAAGAATACGAGCGAGAAGCTGAACTTATGGAGTTTGAGCGAGAAGAGCGAGCGAAAATCCATGAAGAAGAAGTGAAAATGGCTGAAGAAGAAGCCAAGCTCATGGAGTTTGAAGCAGATCTCCGCAGGGATCTGGCCGAAGAAGAAGAGCTAATGGCCGCTCGTGAACTCGAGGACATGGAAAAAGTTTACGGAGCTCGAAAGACACTCCAGGAAACGGCCGAGGAGTATGGCAGAACTCAGACCGACATCCTTGAATCGGTGGCAATCCTCGAGGAAGAAACTACTGAAAAGACAGAAGAGCACAAGAAAGCAATCGAGGTCCTCACCGACATAGCCGGCGAATACGGAACACGCCAAACAGATATTTGTGAGACCATCGCCAAAGCAGAAGAAGGACTAATTTCCCTCACCGAAGACCGCCAAACCAAAATCAAGAACCTAGAGGACCAAGCGGAAGAATACGGTCGAACGCAGACAGATATTCTCGAATCGGTAGCCACGCTGGAGGAAACAGCCAAGGAAAAGACGGAAGAACACCAAAGAGCAATAGCGATCCTCACTGGTATAGCGGAGGATTACGGAGCGCGGCAAACGGACATTTTGGAAGACGTTGCTCGCTTGGAAGAAGAGGCGGCCAAGGAAACAAAGGAGCACAAAGAAGAGGTCTCAAAGTTATCGGGCGAACTCCCAAGTCTCTCCAGAGAACTCGATGGAGTCCGCGACTCGGTCAACTCATTAGCAAACTGTTTCGACGACCTAGAGACCCAAGCTCGCGAAGCAAAAGAGGAAGTGAAGGCTCTCCACAGAGAGATTGACGCACTCCACGACAAAGAAATCACCATAACCGTCAACTACGTTTACACGGAGGAGTGGAAATGAATAAAAACATGAGTCCTCAAATGCCTTTACCCGCAGCGATTCAGCACCTCGAACTTCTTCGTGAGAAAATAGAGGCTCTTCGTGACCGAACCGTCACCACTCACATCACTCGCCCCACTCCTTCTTTAACTCCACCACTCGCTTCCCTTCCCGATGACCCGACTTTCTACGACCGACTCTGGCGAGAGCACCTAAAGGCAGCTTACGAGAGAGATCAAGCCAGGAGGACACCATAATGGCACTAAAACCGAAATTGGGTCCCGAAGGTTCAGAGTATCTCATCCCCGTCGATGACATAGAAAAAGCCGACTACTGGTTCGAGGAGGTCAAGGTAACGCATGAGCTGCATAGTGGATCAAAAAAGTTCTACCACAAAGGCTACAAGTTCAGGGCCAGACTCACACTCAACAGGATGCCCCAGACTACTTACGATAACCTAAGAGCTGAATACAATCGACATACTGAACTTAACTTTATTCCTAACTTCGAGGATTATCCGTCCACGAACTTCCAGGTCAGGTGGATCAACGACTTCAACTTCGTCTACTGCTATCCCTACGACTTTACGTATTGGAGAGGCTCGATCGAGCTAGAAGGGACGGAAATACTTTCCTCAGTCCCAGGCTGGATATAACTATGAACAAAAATTTAATCGAAATCAGGGAACTCAGGACAAAGGAGCACCGGCTCCTAGGAGAAGTCTCCAGTATCCGCAAGCGAAGAGAAAAGCTCAAGAAGCAATACTTCGGCGCCGATGAGGAGAAGGATTTTACCTTTGAGCTTCTGGAAGCAGTTTTGACTGATTATCTCACCAAGAAGCAAATCAAGGAGGTAGTCAAGAACTTCGAGGTCTCCTTTGAACGGTTAGAGACAGTTTTGGCAGGCCATCTCACGGAAGAGCAGATTAAGGAAGTTATAGACAAGCTGAAGGAGGTTTAGATGCCTTTAAGCGACGAGGAGTTTGAGCAGATAAAGAAGCTCTGGGCCGAGGCTTATCTCAAGCTGACCGAGATAGGCCAGATTATAGGCAGGCACGCAAAAACCTTCGAGGAGAAGATAGGAATGGGGCAAACGGAGGCAACGGCCATCATACAGCGAAAGGACGGAAGCATCAGGAGGATCCAAGAATATAAATTTAAGATAAGAAAAAATAAAGAGGGAAAGCCGATTATGGAATTAAAAGATAGAGCAATTAAGGACTTTCCCAAGGAGGGATAAGAAATGGCTAAAGTGAGTTCGGCAATCTTGAATGATGCCAAGGCGAACGTCGCGAAGCAAATCCCCAACGTGGCAACCTGCCACTCCTACGCCGGCATGGGCGCAGGGGAGAACGCCGATGGAGCGGTGGCTACTGACACCGACCTGAAAGGCTCGGATCTCCACTACAATGACGTGACAGGTACCTACGAGGCCGACTACAAGTCGGTCTGGCAGAGCACCTTCCTCTACGCGGACTTCACCGGGCACATCATAAGGGAGCTGGTGATATGCGAATCCGCAGCAAGCCATGCAAATAAGTCACTCCTGCGAATGACGATTGATGCGGTCACGCTCGCCCTGGACGAGCAGGTGACCTTTATCATTAAGAATGCAGTTCAGCAAGGAGCATAGGAACTTCTCAAAAAAAATGAACCTAATCGATAGAGTCATCCTCACGCATCCATTTTTCCATAGCATTGACGCATACCTTGGAAAACCCAAGCCCATTCACTTATGCTGGCTCTTTGAAAAATTGGGCCTTCCAGTACCCCGCTACTTTGTGGGTTGGACTGATACTGGAGGCGGAGACCACGGGGGGGCTGACTGGGAACCAGCTAATGGTCTTAACATTGCTGGAAATCATACCAACATTGGAGCTTTTAATGTTCTAGGTGGAAGAACCGTTTACGTTCAACCTTGGAACGGAGCATCTTACGGAACTGTTGAAATCCACGCTAATACCATATCTATTGTTGGAACTCTAACCGCTTCTGGAAAAGGATTCTTAGGAGGTAATGGAGGAGCTGGAGGAAATGGGGGAGCTTCCTCTTCTGGAGGCGCAAATGGTATTCAGGGCAGTGTGGGAAATGGTTTATATGGAGGGGCTGGTGGAGCGAAAGGAAATGGAGGCTCTTTTCCAGGAAGTTGTAGTTTTGAAAGACGCCACGGTGGTGTAGGAGCTGGGGGGAGTATAGGTGGATATGCTGCTTCTGGGGGCCAAGGTGATGCTTCCACTGATGAATCTTTATTAAAAGGCTCTGGTGGAGGAGGAGCTGGCGGTGGTGGAGGAGGAAGTGCAGTATTCTGCTCGGGAGAATGGTGCACCACTGGTGCAGGTGGTGGAGGAGCTGGAGCTGGTGATAGAGGCGGGGGATGGATAAAACTTTATGCTACCACTTCAATAAATATATCCGGTAATGTTTTTGCTAAAGGATTAGATAATTCGGCTGGTAATGGAGCAAATGGAGGAAATGGGACTGCTGGTGGCTCCTGCTCTGTTTTTGGACCTGGCGGTTCAGGTGGAAATGCAAGTGCATCTGGAAATTCTAATGGTGGCGCAGGTGGAACGGCTAATTTCGCTATTTCAGCAGGAAATGGTGGAGCTGGCGGAGAAGGTAGCTGGGGAGCGGGCGGAGGAATACTTCTAAAGTGCACCGCGGCAGACGCTATTTCTCTTTCCGGCTCGACATTTGACAATAGAGGTGGAAATAACGCCACAACCAATGGTGGGACCATCAAGATCTTCTGGGGTGGAGAGCCAAACGGTCCTCCAACTGGTGGTGCCACTTTGCATTATGGAAGATTATATACTAAAAACGTTAATCCAGTGATAACCCTCTTGGAAACTCTAGCTCTCAAAGAGTCTTTACCATTAATTCATCGGAAACCCCCCGCCTTGGAAGAAAGTATTGCACTAAAGGATGTGTCCAATATACCTCTCGGTCCCGATATTGTTTTCATGGAGGCAATTGCACTCAAAGATGTATCTAACGTACCCCTTGGACCTGACCTTATCTTAGAGGAGACCATTGGACTCGCAGAATCCTTGACCGAAATAAGCAGAGCGCTCCTTCTGGAAGAAGCCATAGCACTCAAGGAAACCCTGCCGGTCATTCGCCGGGAGCCTCCGGCCTTGGAGGAGGCGATCGCTCTCCTGGAGTCCCTGCCGGTAATTCACCGGGAGTTGCCGCCTCTCGAAGAAGCCCTGGCGCTCGCTGAATCCTTTGTTGCCTCCGAGCAGACCATCGTTCGAGCTACGGCAACCGCCGAGTTCCTCGCCGAGCAGGCCAAACGAACCAACCAACCCGCCAAGCGAATCTGGCTCTACATCAACAGCAGCCTTTACGACATCACGGACAAATTCATGTCAATGGGGCCGATCGACAGGAAGATGACCTACGAGCCGGGAAAAACGAAGCTCTTGACTATTTCAGACCAGAATTTGGTGATGTCCAATGCCGACAGGTACTTCAGCGACCTCAACCCTGACTCGCCTTTTTACGACCGGGACTATGCCGGGGCAGACCAGATTAAGGTCTATGCCGGTTTTATCATTCCCTCGACTGGCTATGCCGAGGTTTTGGAAAAAGCCGATACGAAGCTGATTTCCATTGAGTTGGCGACCAAAGAGGCAAAGGCTTTTCTGACCTGCCAAGATTCCTTCCGAGAGGTTGCTGATATTTATGTGGGGATGCCGGATGCAGATGGCACTCCCAACCCCCTGACCTATACGAGCAAATCGTTCAAATACATCATGGACGATCTTCTGATTAATAAAGCAGGAATTTCCTCCGCTAAAGTTGATATAGAGGATGTATCTTTGACCTTTTCCTCAATTTCCTTTGAGAAGAAGAAGATTAGGGACTGCGTGCAGAAGCTCTCAGAAGTGGCAAGAGGCACCATCGTGGTTCTGGGAGACGGGACGGTTCAGTTCAGAAGATTTGTCTCAGAACCTACAGAAGTAGATTTGATCATGAGGTCGGGGGAGAACTACTCCAGGCTCAGATACACAGGCCAGGATTTCCTTTTGAAAGTGAATAAAGTCGTAGTGATTGGTGCGACCGGGGTCTATGCTGAAGCAGAAATTTCGGGTGAGACGGGGGTCACTCTGAAATATGAGAACGATGCAATTCTAACCGATGCGGTAGCGGCTGATGTGGCAGCCGAGTCTCTAGGAAGGTTTGCTGTCCACCCGATGAAGGTGGAGGTAACAGGCGAATACCTTCCAAGCCTGGATTTGAAATCAGTAGTCCAGGTCTATGAACCCAGTTCGATGATGGCACCCAAAGTCTTTCAGGTCAGGGAATTGGCCCTGGACATTGTGGCTCATTCAACTCGAATGCTTCTGGCTGCCCCTGGCGCCGCTGGAAGGGCAAAGACGTGGACGACGACAGCCGACTGGGAAAGCGGAACTTTGGTGAACCTGATAGTCCCAGAGGACGATGACAGACTGGAATTAAAGAGAGCAAACCTATTAGGGACAGGCACGTTTATTTTTGACGCAGGGGAGGGTCTGACGGCAAACTGGATCTACTTCAACTCCTCCAAGCCAAACCAGAACATCTATTATAGGGATGACTTCCGGGATAATAGCTTGGAAGCCTGGACAATAGTAGGAGGCACCTGGCAGGGTGTTAATTACTATATGAGAGGAACGGGCAGCACTTCTTGGCAGACCAACAGAGCCAGATGCAATTCAGTCAACTGGGAAGGATTTGATGTTCTCCTGAAAGCTTATTGTTCGGCTGGATCAGACGGTCATCGGTTCTTCATGCGAGCAGACCATGCGGGGTACAATGTCCACAGTTACGGCATGTCCACCTCAGGTTTCTGGAGAGTAGGCGATGGTTCAGTCCTGGAGGGTCACGATACCTACCCTCCAGAAGTGCCAAAAGGTGCTTGGTATTGGATAAGACTCCAAATCTATACCTCAGGAGGTAATGTGATAGAGAGATGTAAATGGTGGCTGCCTGGTGATGACGAGCCAGGGAGCTGGCAGCAATCTTGGACTTGGTCTGGAGTTTGGAGAAGTTCGGGCTGCTTTAGTGTAGGAAGGCACACTGCCGATCCGGGAGAGCAGAACTGCTATGATAACATTCTCATCTCCCGCAAGGAAGGTATTCCTGATCCCCCGAACTGTTCTGTGACTTTCCGGTTCGCCACGTCTGACAATGGAACAGATTGGAGTGCTTGGACAAATGACATTACTGATTGCGCCGATTCAAGATACATCAAGGTTGAGGTAACCTTGGTGCGGGATGACCTAATATCAGCCATGCCGACGGTCGAGGACATGACGGTGGGATATTTCTTGAAAGGATAAAAAGAATGATTTGGTTTTTCCTGGTAGTTTGCATTATTGGTGCAGTCGCTTGCATAGGACTGTTAAGCGTTGATTTCAGCAAGGCTTGGGGACTAGCCCAGTCCTTGAGACGAGCCGGAAATCGAAACCGGCCTCGCTCTATTAAGAAGTGACTTACTTAATCAGCTCTTTGAAAATTCAGCCGCCGAACCTGTAGCCCATTCCTATGGCGACAAAGACACCAGACCAGTCGGTAGAACAGGACTCAATGCACCTATAGGTTGGATACTTGGCTTTTGCCGAAAGATACTTGGCCTCACCAGAAAAAAACAATCCATCTTTGAGCCTATATTCTGCTCCTGCAAGCAACTGAAAACCAGTAGGAGAGTCTTTTTCCTGCATTCCCTTGTAGATGTTGGATGTTATTTTGAGTTCAGAGGAGAAGCTCCCTACGCCTACCCCAAGATAGGGATGAAGCTGGCCTTCTGTGGGAACCCGATAAACAAGACTTAGAAGAATAGGTGAGGTAGAGGTCTCAAATGAGTATACCTTTCTATGCTGACGATAGTCTGCTATTCCCTTGAAACTGAAGGTATCGAGCACTAGACTCCAATTCCCAAAGTCATATCCCACTGCAAAAGCTCCTCCAGTGCCAGATTTTAATACCTTTGGGGTTTCATAGTAGGGCTTAACCTTATCTAGTCCCTCTCCGAGATCCCCGTAGTTTGGCGAGTAGTAAAATCCCATCCCTTTTATCCAGAGGGATGCCTGAATTACTGAGCATAAACTCAGAAGCAATATTACAGTTAGCACCAGCGATGCGAGAATTTTAAGCATTTTTTACCTCCTTTTATTATTAGAGGACACTATAGCATATTTTCAGCATTTGTCAAGGAGAAAATAATTATGAATTGGCCCAGTTATAGACAAGCATTGTTTCGAGGAGTAAATGAACAAGTAGATGATTTTCTTATTGCTAACGAGGAATCATCGTCTTGTAAAAATTGTCGTTTAGACGAAACTGGCTCTTTGAGGTCAAGGAATGGTAGAGCAACGAGAAATACTGTTGCTATCATTGGCACCCCGAATGTCCTAGCTCTACATAGATTTCGTATGAGTGGTGGCACTAACAAATTCTTAGCCTATGCAGGTATGAATATTTGGCTGGGGGATGAAGATTCCCCTTATAATTTTACCTCAATTAAATCTGGGTTAACTAACAATACTAAATGGAGATTTCTAACTTTCAAGGATAAGGTCTTTGGTGTAAACGGAAGCAATACCAACTTCAAATACGATGGAACCAATGAACTTGATATGGGAGTAGAGACACCAGGTAAACCCACTGTTGCACTGGGGAGTGGTGATGGTCTGGATGGTGATTACTACTATAAAATAAGTTATCAGGTCGATAGTTATTCAGAGGGTAATGCGTCAGTAGCATCTGATTTAATACAACCAGAGACTCAGGCAGTTACCGTTTCTCGTCCTGCTGGCTACGAGGAAGATGTGACTCACTGGATTATCTATCGCACCAAAGCGAGTGGCTCAATCTATTACAAAGTAGCTACGGTAGCCATAGGCACAGCGACTTATTCAGACACAATAGCTGACGACTCACTGGACACAGGAACAATCGCACCAACGGATAATGGAGCGCCAGCAGTAAATGCTGATTTCATTGCTCTTCATCATCGCTATATATTTTTGGTTGATAAAGATACCTCAAGACTATATTTTTCTGTGCAGGATTACCCTGAAAAGTTCCCAGCAGCATACTATTTTGATGTAAATCCTAAAGATGGTGAGAATATCAATGGGATTATGCCAGTCCTGGGAGGTCTTTGGATATTCAAGAAAAATGCAATCTACTTTTTGGGTGGCAACGATGATACCGATTTTGGGATACCTTCTAATAAGTTCAGTAATTATGGTTGTTATGCTCCAGATACTCTGGTTAATTGCTCGTTGGCTGGCAAGCACGTGATACTTTATCTTCATAAAACTGGAATAAGGGGCTGGGATGGAACAAATTCTGATTTAATATCAGCTAAAATTCAGCCGACAATTGATACTATACTGGATGATTATATTGATAAAGCGTGTGCTTGTTTGAAGGGTGAGGAATACTGGATTAGTTTTTGCACCTCTGGAACTTCAAACAATGAAACCTGGATATTTAACTTGAGGACTGGGGACTGGAGAAAGTATGATTATGGTATGAATGCTATGTGTGTCTGGCCAGACGCTAGACTATTCTCAGGACAAAATAGTGGTTGGGTTTATCAAGAAGATACAGGAACGCAGGATATTACCAGTGATATCTCCTGGGAATACTATACCAAGAATTATAGTTTTCCTCACGAGATGGGCAATCTCAATAGATACAGGGAGATGATTTTGTGGACATCTCTAGCTACTGATGATTTATCAATTCAATTTACCGTAGATAATGATGCCACTAATAAACGATGGACAAAGACACTCTCGTCCATAGGTTCAACCTTAGTTAAAAAAAGATTTTCTTTACCGCAATATCTAGCTGGAGAACTTATGAAAATAAAGTTTTCTTCCAGTGGAAAAAATCAGGCTGAAATTAGACAGCTTGAACTAAGAAGACAGCCAATACTAAGGAGGTAAAAATGGCTCTAGTAGATATAATAAAGCAAGCGTTTGAGGAAGCTGGACAGCCACTTCCTCCACCACCAGAACCATCCGGTGGTTTGGTTGACATTATAAAAGGCTGGGAAGTTCCGAAAATGATGCCTCCTCCATCCCTTAAAGAACTTGGACCGTATGTTCAAGAACTTATAACACAGCCAGAGGCGACACAACCTTTCCTTATGCCCGCAGAAGGCGGGGGATATACCGTTAATGTTCCTTCCCCATATCAGCCGTTGACTCCCGAAGAGAGAATTCCAACAGAAATAGAGATGGGAGAGTTTCCACTTTATACTGCTTACGAAAGCCCTCTTTTAGCACAAACGGGTGAGGAAATTATGAAGATGCTACGAGGGGAAGGAGTGGGAATACCAGAGGAGGCATTACAATGGCAAAAGGCTATGGGAAGAATCACCGAGGCTGGAAGGGGTGCTCAAGAAGCAGTAACCAAACTGGCTTCAAGACAGGGCAGAATGGATTCAGGTTTATATGCTACCCAGCAAATTCAGGTAGTCGAAGAGGTCTTACAACAGCGGGTAGCCACAGCGGAAGCCTTTGCTATTAGAACTAGCGAGATGGAACAAGAAGCGAAGAGAGACGCTATTGGTGCCGCTATGGGTTACGTTGGCTTTGAGGCAGGCGAGGCTTTCAAGGTTCAACAAGTAGCCTATCAAAAATGGTCAGCGGCTTTAGGATTAAAGGTGAGGGCTAGTGACCAAGCCTATGATTGGAAAAAGACTCAGGCTCTCTGGGAACAACAGCTTGAACAAATTAAAGCTGGTGCAGAGGCAGCAGCCCCAGGATTCTGGGATTACTTTACCAGCATTGTAGGCAACTTTATGGGTGGATTAGCCGAAGGTCTTTTTCCAGATTAACAAATAAAAAATTAAGGAGGTAATTAAATGCCTAATGGAACAAGAAGAGGATGGATGGGAGTAGAGGCTTTAGGAGGATTAGGAGGAGTATTAGGAGGACTTGCTGGTCAGAGATGGGGAATGGGTGGACAACCATCAACACAAGGCCAACAACTAGCTAAGGCAGCTAAAAGCGAGGGAACGGAAACTAGAGTAACTAAATGGTTTGAAGAAGTTATGTTTCTTTCTCCAGAGGAAAGAATGGCCAGACTCGAAATGGATCCCTCGATTAAGAACTGGCCTCGTGGATATGCCTACGCACAGTGGTTAGCTCAGAATATGCCAGTGCAGCAATTAGGGGCAGCGGTTGAGCAGATGAGAACTATACCCGGGGGAGGCCCAGCCTTGGAAAGTCTTACTGAGATTCTGGGAGGTAAGGGTGCAGGCGTTCTTCCTATGGGAAAAATGACTCCAGAGGCAGGCAGACCATTCTATGAAAAGGCAACACGGCCAATTACCACAAGATTTGGGCGTGTGGGAGAACAAGCTGCTGAAGAGTTATATAAGGGATACCCAAGAGAAAAGCCCTTAACAATGGAGGAAATCTGGAAAGGAGAAGCAGAAGAAGCAAAAGAATTGCCTGGTGCGGCAAGATGGTGGAGAGAAACGAGACCAGAGCGAATGATGACGTTAGTAAGAAATGAGGCTTTTGCATCGGCAAAAGATGAATTAGGCGAATTCGGTTCACAGTGGATTGAGGCTAGAATAAAGAAGTTAGGAGTTCCAGAGTGGATACAGGGTTTAACTGATGAGGAAAAACAAGGTTGGGGTTTAGTGGAAGATCCAAAGACTGGGACTTATAGTTTTACAGATGTAGGCGTATCACCTGATATTCAAGCAGCATTCCACGATATGATGGTTATGGATGCTCCTACATTAGATGAATTTACTGAAGCTCAGCGTAGAGAGATAAGAGTAGTTGCACAGGGGAAGCGGGCTTTAACTGCAATGGCAGGGCCTGAAACTGTCCCCGAATGGTTACAGCCCTTTATAGAAAGACCTATGGCTAATATGACTAAAACTGAACAGATGATTTATGCAGTAGCTCTTCTTCATGATATGCCCAAGAGACAAGTGCGGATGATAATAGATTTGATTTCTCGTCCAACGCTACAAAAGATAACTGAATTAGCAGAAGAACAAAGAGTTAAGCCGACTGGAATTAAATGGCCTTGGTCAAAATAAAAGCAGGAGTTCGATGTGATTGATGAAATCGAGGATATATTAGCTAAGAAAACGGAATATCCCAAGTTTGGTTTACCACAGGATTTATTACAGGATATGGATAGAATATTGGGTGGTAAGGAACCTCCAAGAGAAAAGAAACCTAGTTGGTGGGAAAGAATTAAAGCTCATTGGCCCACACCAGAAGAAACACAACGACTAAGAGAAGAGACGCTTTATCCTGGTCAAAGATTTGAGCATCTAGCTGGAGAGATAGAGCTAGGACATCCCATACCTCAAGATGATATTGATTATATAGACCGTTATTTAGCTCGACAAAATCTTCGTCCTCCAGGTTTCACCCTAGAACAGTGGCTTCAACAGCCAGAGTCTATACGAAGGGGTTATAACTACGCTGTAATGGGAATGATTATTTTTGGTGTGCTATCTCCCATTCTTGCCCATTCTAGTTTTGGGCCAATGGCAAAACGAGCCCTTCTTAAAGTTTATCGTGGGAAGTTACCCGAAAGAATTCCGTCTCCTAAGCCCCGTATGGTAAAAGAACCCGCCTTGGTAAAGCCTCCCGTAAGAATAACAGCTCCTACCAAAATTGTTGAGACCGCCATTGAACAATTAAAACAAAGCGTTGCCCAGGTGAAAATTGTTAAGACGGAACCATTTAGAGGAAAACTAGAGGGGGCTATTTATAAAGCAATAGAACGAGCGGTGCCTGGTATAAAAAAAGCTAGAGTAGAAGCGGGGATTCGAGCCTTGATTGACAGGCATCTTATAGGTGCTCCTATTGAAGTTAGTCCTCGATTTGCCAAAGCGACAATAGATTCTGTATTTAATGATTTTCCTCGTATGCTTGAGCAGGCTAGAGTTTATGGGGAAATATCACCTGCTCTATTTAGAAGAGAAGTGGTTACTCCAGAAGAAGAAATTGTAGAAAGGGAGATGGCGAAGCCGCTTGTTCCATTAGAGGAATATATTGGTCCTGAAGTAGCACCGAAAGTACCAGCGGAAGCAGTAGAGGGTGAACTTCAAGGAATGTTCAGCGAACTTATAGAAGCTGAACCCGGTAAAAGGATAAGAACTGAAACTGGAGAATGGATGGCACAACCATCCACTTATCCTCAATGGATGAGAGACTATAAAATAAGTAAGAAAGATGCTCTTGAAGCCTATAGGACAAAGAAAGGAATAACGTGGCAGCGAATACAGGATGTGGCAAGAGACAGAGTTGAGTATGGCTATGTATCACCTGCATTAGGTAGAATTCCTCCTTATATGGAACAAGAAATAAATATGGGTGGTGGACCAGCTTTAGGAATGGGAATTGAATTAACCAAGAAAGAGTTGTTCACTGAACCCAAAGAAAAGAATCCTCTCGGTAAAGCTGTAGATAGAGTAACAGGTTGGTTCTCTGTTTATTCCAGAGTAAAAAAGGAAAATCCTGAAGCCTATGTGATGTTCAGGCATTTTAAGGGTGGACAGGAAGTAGCTTGGATAAATGCTAATCAGGTAAATAGGGGGATATGGGGAAAAATAAGTTTAAAAGATGCTACTGCTATACAGAGATACAGGCAAATTGAGGAAGTAACACTAGAATCTCTACCAGAAAGACTTAGACCCATAGCTTTAAGATTGGATGCGGAGATAGAGAGTCGGAAAGAAGCACTTATCGCTAGGCGTAAGATGGAGGTTGGCTGGCCCGAATCTTACATAAATCAATTAAACAGAGAAAGAGAAAAACTTACCAACGAAATTCCCCTCCTTAAATTAAAGAAAGCAATTGTGAAGAGACAGGATAGAATTGAGGAAATTGATGAATTGGTGGAAGTGCTGCAACATCGTAGATTTTTCCCTGGTATGTATCAACAAACATCCGAGACGCAACCACAAATAATCAAACTCTTACCAGAGGGAAGGTGGCGAAGTTCTCAGCTAAGAAGTAAATGGAGAAAAGGAAAATTCATTCCTGACATAGACACTGCTGTTAAATGGGGACTACATCCTGCCGATCCCAGAGCTGCTATGCTTGATTATCTTTACTGGGATGAGCTAGAGAAAAATAAATGGGTACTCTTCCAGGGAATAAAAGATGACGCTAACTTAGCTCTTCTGGAAAGAAACGCTCCTGAGTGGTGGAATACAGTTGCTATCAAAGAACTCAAGGGATACAAAGTTAATCCATTAATTACTGAGATACTAGAAGAGTTTGCTGCTTCAGGGACAATAAGTCCTATGAACCTACCCAATGCTTATATGAAGCTCGCCAGATATGGAAAGATAGCTTCCTTTTATAATCCCATAATTATGGGTGGAATCTATGACCCACAGCAAGGTTACTTAGCGGCTGGCATACCTGTATTAAATCCAATTCGCTACACAAAAGCATTAATAGGCAATTTAAAGCAGGATGAATTTTACAAGCAGTGTGCAGCGGCAGACCTTTATCCCAAACCTGTTGATTTGGGACCCCAAAGAAATATGGATGATTTGGTTCTTTCTGCTGCTAAACAGATGGATGAATCTTGTTCTGATTTTACGAGATTCGTTGAAAAAGCGACTGATGGAAAGTGGAATTTTAAAGGTGGAGAGAATACTAAGAATATGATTAAAGCACTAAGTGGCTTATATAGTGCTGAATGGAATATGACCTGGACACTTGATGCTACTTCTCGCAGAGTTACAGTTGAAGTGCTTATGGCAAGAGGTTGGAAATTTGAGGATGCAGTTGAGAGAGCTAGATTTTATCACGCAGATTATGGTGATATTCCCAGTGCAACTAGGCGATTCTTAAATCAGGCTATGTGGACGCCATCTTATCAAATATCTATGGCTAAGGTCTATGGTAATCTTGCTCGTCATCCCATTAAAGAGAAAGGCCCCTTGACTCGACTTATTGCTTTCTGGCTATTAGCAGGAACTGGAGCAGCTATTCTAGGTTATAGATGGCAAGAAGGCTATAGATTTGTTAAGGAAACAGAGAGAGGCGAAGAGGTTATAACTGGTAGTGGCCCGTTATTCTTCTTACATAAATACTTAGCTAGAAATCCTGTGCAGAGTGCATATTATCAGTCTGCCATTCCTATTCATATTGTCTGGTCCCTTGCTCGAAATAGAGACTGGAAGGGTGACAGAATTTATGAGGAAACAGATAGTAAAGAAATGCAACTCGCCAAGGGAGCAGGTTACATTATTCGCACTTACTTTAGACCACTGGAAGCTATGGCTAGAATGACTAATCAGGATGAGGATTTGCTAAATAGACTGTTAGCTATACCTGCTGTTTCTAAATACACGAGACTACCAAGAAGGGAATATATGAAATACTTACTTGGTGAAGAAACAGCAGAATACCGAAGTTGGGTCAGAAGACATCCTGAAGCACCACCATACGAAAGAGAAAAACGAGCAAAGGTAATGAGAAGAGAAATGGATAAAATATTAGCTGGGCCAAAACAGGAAATCTGGCAGAAGATGCCCGTTGATATTATTAACTGGGTTCTAGGACGAGTGCATAGTAAATAAATTACTTTAGTAGGGGAAGAGTAATTTTTAAATCCTTGAACGCTTCCTTGAATTTTCGATAATACTGTTGTGCGGCCTCTTGTTCTCTACGCTGTTCAGCTTGTTTAATCAAAGGAACAATGAGAATGGGTTTAAGGAACGATAAGACCAGAACGCTAGCGATAATACTGAGAACCACTTTAATATAAAGGTCTATACTTAGTGACATTTTTTTCCTCCTTTCGGTGAAAGTGTATAGCATAATTTCAGAATTTGTCAAGGGGTAAATTAAATGAATAAGTTCAAAGATCCAGAGCATAACTTACTGTGGGCGGAAATTCATTGGGTCAAGGAATCCATAAAGAATCACATTACCACCAGACTTGATAGGATTGATGCTCGTATGTGGAAGGGGTTCTGTATTATTCTTACAATTTTCGGTACTTTGAGCGTGGCTCTGATATTAGCTTTATTCAAGATAATTCCATAGGGGTTGCAATTTGCAAAGTTTAGTATATAATAATAGAAAGTATCGAGTGAGTAAATCGAAGTCCAAAAAAAGGGTATCTCCGTGCTTCTTTTACCTCAGAGATTTCTTGGATAGCGATGTAATTCTAGCTTTGGAGCGGTTGAGACGTGAGGGGTAAAGTGAAACTTGATGTAATCTACAATGAGGATTGCTTGGAGGGGATGAGCGGATTGCCCGATAGAAGTATAGATATGATTATAACTGATCCTCCTTATTCTACCCCAGTGATAACAGCATTTGGGAGAAAGAAAGAAAAGAATTACGGCGATTTAAGCATCCAAAAAAATTTCTTCAATCAGGTAAAGGAAGGTTTCGAGAGAATACTAAAGAGTCAAGCCCCAGTATTTATATTTTGCGATGCTAAATATTATCCTGTTTTGTTTGAGGTTTTTTATACTTGGAACACTAATCAATTATTAGTGTGGGATAAAAGACGAATAGGATTAGGAAGTCCATTTAGAAAACAATATGAATTAATCTATTTTATTTCGCCCGACTCTGCCTTGCATTTCAAAAACGACAAGAGTTATTCAGATATTTTGCAATATAAGCCAGTTCAATCCCAGTATAGATTGATTGGTTCACAGAAACCGATTGAGTTAATAGAAGAGTTGGTTAATGCGTTTACAGATGTAGGCAATTTAGTTCTTGACCCTTTTATGGGTTCGGGAACAACTGCTGTTGCTTGCAAGCAACTAAATAGACATTATATAGGTTTTGAGATAAATCCCGAGTATTGTGAGATAGCGAGAAAAAGATTAGCTGAAGTTCAGTTAGAATTACTAAATTAAGGAGTGAGAAATGAGACAAAAAGATGGGTTTCATCTGCCACCTTTCAAGGTGGAGAAAGTCCCAATGGCCCTTGCTGATGAGGAGCTTTCTAATTGGGGTATGAGGCGTATGAGAATTCCCGAAATATGGGAAAAGGGAATTGAAGGTAAGGATGTCAAGGTGGCTATTTTAGACACTGGGCTGCCTCGCCATCCAGATATTGTGGTGGAGAAGTTTATTAACTTTACCGACGATGCCTTTGAAGATGAAAATGGTCACAGCACTTGGGTAACAGGATGCATTGGTGCTAACGGTAGATTTAAGGGAATTGCACCGAAATGTAAACTCTACATTGCCAAGATTCTAGGGGATGATGGAAGTGGAGATTGGACTTGGCTGGAGAAAGGATTGTTATGGGCTGAACAGGAAGAGTGTGAGGTGATTAACATTAGCGCAGGGGGGGATTATATAGGTACGAGAATCCAACCTATACTGAAGAGGTTAGCCGATAAAGGAATCATAGTTGTTGCTGCTGCTGGAAACGAGAACGATGCTTTGATATTTCCGGCTAATGATAAGCACACTGTCGCTGTCGGTGCCATTAATAAGCTGGGTGAAAAAGCACCTTTCAGTAATTTCGGGCCGAGATTAGTTATTATGGGACCCGGGGTAGGGTTGCTTGGCTGTTGGCTAGATAGTGGATATGTGAAGGTCACTGGAACAAGCATGGCTTCACCTATGGTATCAGGAGTATTGACGCTGGAAGAGCAAAAACACGCATTGAGCTTGACTGAGGCTATATTCCGCTTTGTATTGACATCCGAAGATATTGGAACGGTTGGATGGGGACCTGGTTCTGGTTGGGGCACAATTGCTGCTCATAAGTTTATGTTGTTGGAAAAAGTCAGCAAGAAATTAGATATGGATTGGATAATGAGTCTGGCTATGTTTGTAGCTGCTTATTATATTGGTGATGAGCAATACGAAGTTACGGGAGGTAGCTAGATGAGGAAATGGGCAGCCATAGCAGTGCTAATGGCCTGCGTGTTTGGATTTACTAGCGCGGCGCTAGCAGGAGAGCTTTCAGAGAAAATTAAGAAACAACCAGTAAACGTACTTGACTATACTTATGAGGGAATAGACTATGGCTTGACCGTTCTAATGCAATTGCTCAAAACTGGGAAGCCTACTGTAATGTGGAATAAAGAAAATCAGAATGGTTCGGGAGGATTTGGACTGACATTAATAGAAGGTTTTCTTCATAAAAGAGTAAACCTTGTTGGTGGAGCAAGACTTGTGAACGATAAACCACGTTATGCGTTTTGGGGCGTGGAGATCCAGATACCTGGGAAACTCTTAGAGCGATTTCCCCTGGGGTTTTACTGGTCAGAAGATGAGTGGTTTGTTGGTGTATCGTTAACATTAAGAAAAATGAAAATATAAAAGGAGGCTAGAAAATGACAAAGGAAAAGGGGTACTAAAATGGATTATAAAAAAGAGAATGAAAGACTCAAGAATAAGATTATTGAGTTGCAAGCGGAGATAATACGACTGAAAAATGGAGTTATTCCACGGGCAAAAGAAATCAAAATCATCGAGCGAGAAATTATCCGAGAAAAGGATTGGGAACCGTGGAAATATCCCACTAATACTTTCCCTAGATATATGCCACCCACTACTGGCGATCCAATGCCAATGGATGAGTATATAACAATATGTTAAGGAGGTATAAAAATGGATTACCTTAGCACAATAGCAATCGTGGTGACTGCGTTTGCAGCTATCTTTGCTGGAACTTATTTCAGTAAATTTAAGCTGCTGGTTAAGGAGCTGAAAGAAGCCTTCTTTGCACTTGATGAAGTACTCCAAGATGACGAAGTTACGGTTGAGGAACTGAAGCGAGTCGTCAAGGAATTCAAGGATGTGCTTCTTGTATTCGTGAAACCGGAAAAGTAAAAATGAGGGTAATGAGATGGCTTCTCGTTACCCTAGCCATAGTTTATTGTCTATTGTATTAGACAATAGTCTAATATATTGGACACATACCCAAAACTTTGAAAATAAAAATTAACCTATTAAAGATAATCAGAAAAATCAGATATGAGGGTAGAAGAGAACAGGTGTTTATTGACAAGAGAGCTTACGACCGTCAAAGGGATAAAAAGGAATGGGAGAAATAAGTGTAGCGTCAACCATATCTGGTTGTCTAGCACTTTGTCAACCATAGCAGGTTTCTATTAGCATAAGTCTTATCAAAGGATTTAGCGGTAAAGTGAAATAAGGAATGTGGTTATTAACGAAAATGATAACAATGGGTAGAGGTAATAATAACAGAAAAAAACGAAGGAGGAAACGCAGGTGGGCAAGCCAAAAGGCTCAACACAGAAGAAAATGAAATATCCGCAGCTACTCAATAAATTGGTAGCTTGTAGATTCATTGATATTACTTCATACGAGGTAAGTAATTTAGACAATTTTATTGCAAGTAAGGAATATGCTCATCAATCGTATGTCTTTACTATTTTTGGTAAGTTCGTGGGAGAGGATGATATAGTTGTGGTGATTAGCCCCAGTTTTGCTGAGAAAAATGCTTACATTAAGGAGCGAAAGGCTAGTATATATGCTATTCCCAAGGAGTGCATTCTGGGAATGGAGGAGCTAGATTTCGTTGGTGATATGGTAACGGATTAGACTGCATCTGCTGCACCTATTGCGTCCGCTTTCTTTATCTTCTTTTTCTTCATCCATTTCTTATGAGCTTCAACTTTCCCCTTAAAGTAATCCCTTCCCTTTTGGTTCAATATCCTACCATTCCTCATTATTTGCACCCCATTAATCCAAACGTTAGCTCTCATATAATTGCGTCTGATGTATTTTTTTATATCGTCAGTGTTAATCTGTTTTATTTTACCCACTCCTTACCATCCCAAGTTTTGTTATATTTTTCTTCCATTACAAAGGCAAGCCAAAGTTGTTCCATTGACGGGAAATTATGGTATTGTGATAGATAAAAATTATGTTTGAATGTCTCACCCCAAAGCCAGTATATGAAAGCATCCATCTTTGCCTCGAATCTGGCATCATCGGAATGTTCCTCTGGATGTTTCATCCATATCTCCTGCAACTGGTCTTGTCGGGGGAGCCAGATACTACCTTGAACTGTAATATCCCAAGTATTTAATTTCATAGACACTACATGAATGTTACCGCCACAAACAAGATGATGATACCAGTCTCCCTTGTCCCAATCCTTAGCTTTTTTTCTTAGTTGCTGTATTTCCCCTGCCTTCTCGCACATCTCAATATATTTCTCACTTGTATCCATCAATTAACCTCCTCAATCATAATCTGCGTCCTCGGAACCTTCCTGTCATACAGCAATTCCCAGTCTAAATCAATCCTATCGTTAGAATCATCAACAATAACCCGTCCTTTCAAGCAATCCATTATTACCTTTGGAGTATAGTTGTCCTTGTCTCTTTTGTGTTTTGTCCTGAAAAAATACTTAATCCTAATTTTCGCCTTGTCGAACAACTTAACCAATCGAGCACCTTCCCCTATTCTGGCTAGAGCTATCACCATCTGCATATCCCAATCATCCTGTATTCCCATTCTTTTAGCCCAATGGGTTCTCATAAACGCATTGAGACTGCAAGGGGTAAGGGGAATAGTTAAGTTTAGTTTTCTCATTTTTCATCTCCTTTTGGCGAGTGCTTTTCATGCTCTTCAATCCATTTATTTACTTTGTCAACCCATTTAGTCATTAGATCCCACTCTTCTTTTAATTCTTCGTCTCTTTCATTAATCCAGTCTATAATATCATTAACAGCATATCCTATGGGTCTAGCCCATCGTTCAAGCTCACCTATTGTTATCTTCTCCATCTTCATCTCCTTTCAAGGCAGCCCCGCTATCCAAGAAATAGCCAGAGCGTTGTGTTCGAGTGACACCTCTAGCTCAATTTCTTTTTTGCGAGGCTGACCAATTTTTTTGTCTCATTTAACATAGGATTATATACCTAAGTATTCCAACAGGAAAAATTACCCACGCAACAGGGCAGTTTTTTTATGTTTCGTTATGTTTTCGATTCTTCCCTGCCCTTTTTTGTGAGGATTCTTTCCAAAGCGATAGAGATATAAAGAGCAATCTATAAGCGGACAAAGTTTAACTTCCTTAAAACTTCCCGCACTACAATCGAGACATTTTTTCCTTATAGCCTTTAGTGGAGTTAGGTTCAATTTTATCTCTCCTATGATTTAATCGTTGCTTTATAGACCTTTCATTCATCAATACCGTTGTATTCTTGCCTTCATTACAATCTTCGCAAGCCGTAATAAGATTATCCATATCATCTGTTCCTCCTCTGGAATGAGGATATATGTGGTCAACGTGCAACTTCACATGATTATCTATTGGATTTCTGCCACAATATTGGCAAGCAAAGTTATCTCTTTGTAACACACGAAATCGAATTGTTTTCCAGCTATCAGTATAAGGAAAATCCTTTCTAATGTGTGTCTTAGACATCCTCAATACATCATGCACAAGTTCTTTATCTCGTTCGGTCAATGTTTCTGCGTGCTGAGCTACTTCGATTTTTTGTTTTTGGACCATATCTTCCCTGAAACGAGAGGAGATAAATCTCACACTGAACTTTGATATTTCCAATGTTCGGTAGGAATGTAATGGACAATCCTCAAGTGGACATTGCCTGGTTTCTTCTGGATCGCCTCCACTACACTCTAGGCAATGTTTTTGAATTGCTTTTAGTGGTTCTCCGCAGATTGAGCACGTGAGGATTTTCAAATCTTTCTCTATCATAACTTTACCTTTCCTTCTTCTTATCATATACCCACTCCAAGAATCCCTCTATTTCTTTTTTCCTTAATTCTATTGTTCTCATTTTTTGTCTGGCTTGTTCCATTGTTTCTTTTACCCGTTGTAGCTCAGCTCGCCAATATCTCAATGCTCGCTCTGCGTCTTCTCGTTGATATGCTTTTTCTTTACTTTGATTTCTTAACATTATCTCTTCCCACATATTCTATATATTTCTTGTTAATGTCTTACATTCGCAAACTGGGCATATACGTATGACATCTACGGTTACTATATCCGAACCCACTGGCGTAGATATAGTAACCAATGAAAAACAGTTCATACATAGCTTTCTATGTTTTTGCGGTTTAGTGTTTTCCATTTTTATCACCTCCTCCTAAACAATGGGTCTATTTTCTCTAGTTCTGTCTTGGCCATATCAGCATATTCCTTTTTCAATTCATACCCCACATAGTGCCTTCCCAGTTTCTTTACCATAATCAGAGCTGTTCCTCTACCAGCAAAAGGGTCAAGTAATACCCCACTATCCCAACCAGCATTGCAGCCACAGTCAGTCCAGCCGATGGTTTTCGCTGGTGGAATTGGGTTATCATGTGGTAAACCAGCTGCCCTTCCCGCCTTCACCATCATTTGCAGTCTCTTATGAGAATAATTTTTGTCCTTATTTTTATGTTTGCTTCCCTCATAGACATCACTTCTTGGAATTTGTTCTCTTTTCGTTATCCTCACTCTCGCCTTCCCGCATTTTTTGCAAACTTGAGCAGGGCAGGTTGCAATGATTGGCTTAATACATAACTTGTCAGGAAACGTGGCAAAGTGAGCTTCGGGTCGGGGTTGAGTGGGGATAGTCCAGGCATCGCCAGGATTTTTGCCACACATATTTATATGTCTTTCAGGGTCTCTTGTTTTATAATTTATTTTTTTAATATGACGACTAACAAAACTTCCCTTTTGAAATGGTTTTACGCCAGCTTCTTTGTCCTGTCTCATTCTCCGAATAACATCTTCAGGATATTTTTGCGCTTCCCTTATCGCATCCAAATCGAAGTAATACTTTTTAGCCTTAACTAAATGAAACAAAAACTCATAGCTGTTACTGCATCTATCCTTTACGCTGGAAGGCATTGCATTGGGCTTGTGCCAGATAATTGCATTGCGTAGAATCCAGCCCTGCTCGTCAATGAGACGAAGGACTAGACGCCAGGGGATACCAAGGAGGCATTTGGCTTGTAATCTTAATTGTGGATTCGGCTTATCGGTGTATAATTCTGGTTTAGAAATGCTGGTTACTTCTCTATAGTCTCCTTTGCCACATCCTGAGCCTCCATATGTATCCCCCATATTCAACCAGAATGAGCCTGTCTTTTTGAGCACTCGCTTTATCTCAGCACAGACTATCATCATATGGTCAAGGTAGAGCTGGAAGGTGGGTTCGAGGCCAAGAGCACCAAACCAAGCTCCACATTTCTGGCAAAAAGCTCTCTTTTGAGTACCCTCTTGAACTGTTTTTCGTTGTTCAGGGTCATAAACTCCGCCAGTATTCCAATGAGTTATTTTAACATATCTATTGTGGTCAATCCATTTATGCTCACAATCTGGATTTCCTCCCCAAATTTCCCTTACATCTTCTCCATAATCTCGCAGTCCCCAGTAGGGTGGGGAAGTCATACCCATATCAATACACTCATCGGGAAGCTCGTCCATTCGCTGACAGGATTTGTTATAGATTACATCAAGTTTCATTTCGCATCCCTTATATTGATGAACCGTGCTCCCCTATTATCCAAGTGAAAATACCAGGCTTTATTTATCGGATCTACTTCACTCCTCGCCCTTTCCCTAGCCTTAATTATTTTCAATTTTCCTTCATCCATACTAAGATACACTGAGGCACCTTTACGAGAAAAGTCTGCTCCATATCCTAGCTCTCTCCCCTTGGGCTTTTGTATTGCTACAATAGCCACGCCATCGTTTAGTTTAGCCAGTATCTTTTTTAATTCATAGCCGACCATATAAAATTCAGTATCCAAATCCAGGTAGTCAATTATGTTAATAGCATCGGGCTCAACGACATCAGAGAAATTATCCTCTCTGTATCTAGTGCGGAACGGAGCAGGACTCGGAATATCAGGGTCAATGGCATAGAATCTTTCGTTAATTTGCTGGTCTCCCATTTCACTATTGACGAGAAGCTCAATCGAGAAATCATACATATTAAGACAGACTATGTTATAGAGCAGGGCAGTCTTACCTGCTCCCACTGAGCCTGCTACAACTATTAAACTCTTGGGCAAAATTCTGACATATTTTTCCAACTCGAAAGGAAACTTTAGTGATACGCCTCCTCTATCCGCTGACTGCCAATTTACCTCTGGTGCCTCATTTTCAACCAGCCGATACAATCCATCCCTTTTGCCCAGGGCTACGAGCGTGCCTTTTTCAACAAGGCGACGCATTATTACCCGCAGATAATGCTTACTTTCAGGGGCAAGTATGCGAAGCTCGCTGTATATATTTCCCAAGCTAAATATCCCAGTAGTTGATTTAACCCATTCTTCTATGGTTGTTTGAGTTGGTTTTTCCATACTTTAACTTTTAAGTTATCCAAACATCAGGTCTTTTTGTGTTTTGGTCTGCCTCCCTTTGGCAAGCTGGGCATGCAGATTGGTCTCCAACTTGAAAAGGATGCACTCTATATAACTTTTTACATAATGGACACCTGACTATTTTCCCATTCATTTTCTTCACCTCCTTAGTGCATCTTACGCATCATTAGCATCATTTATGATGCGGGATGATGCTAAATGATACAACCGCTATTCAAGCACCCTTCAGCAGTTCTGGATTCTCATAGATGTTGCCGATTATCTCAAATTTATCTTCTGCAAATTCTGGATGATGTCCTCCATAAATTCCTTCTAATATTATCCACTTAACTCGAAAACCTGCTTCCATATTATCCCATCTAAAAATTCCTCTATAGTGCCATTTTCCTACTATTCCATGCCCTTTTTGTTCTACTATATACCCCCCATAAATCTCCTTCCCGTTTTTGTCGGAAAGGCCAGTGAACTGCATTAGAACAAGACGATTAACTCTTAATGTATATTCTTCTGTCCCAAATTTCGACCAATCTTGGATAGTAACATCCTTGACCCCCAATCTAGAAAAAGACATTCCATTTACAGAATACATTTTTTTCTCTTTTTTATTCCACGCTTTAAACTTCGTTTCTTTCATTTGTTTCTCCTACGAACCTCATTACAGAAATCCCTTATATCCTCAGGGCTCCTCTTCTTTATCGTTTGCTCTGTTGGTTGCTCCCTTTCCTTTTTCGGGAGACAATCCCTGAGAAATTTAAGTAACTTAAACACTTGTCTCTCCTTTCATTTTATTACTCCAATGGTATCGTGTGTCCCAATACCCTAACTCTAGCGGGGACTTTTTTTCGAGCCTTTTTGTCTGCCAATTCCACTTCACCATAGCTATATGCTGTCTTCACTATTGCCTTAACATTCCAACCACGTTCACGAGCTTTCTCTAGCTCCATTTTAAACCTTGTCGCAGCTTCTGCTTCCGTGCGATAAGTAGTGATGAATTCCCTGCCTTGCACCGATAGCATTCGGTGGTTGCCCGCTTTAGAAATAATATACTCCATTTAATATTCCTCCTTCCTTTATAAACCTGCATCTTCAACTGCGGAAAAGGCATCTAAAACAAGAGCTGCATCTTGTAATCTCTCATAAGCTCTTTTCCATTTGACATCAATATAACCTGTCTCTGCCAGCTTTTTGGCTCTCGCTGCTATTGCTTGTAATTCTTTACGGCTAAAATCTTCTTTCATAACTATCTCCCTTATAACTTTATTTTCCCTCTTTTCTTGATTGACTCAACTGGGCTATTCGCCATAAACTCATATATTTCATAAGCTAGTTCGTGAGCCTTTGAGGTGGGCATGACAATAGTAAGGTTTTCCTCTGGGCGTTTATTCTGGAACTCTATGGCTATAGTGTGGCTTCCCTCATTGCTGTAAACCTTGATGTTGTCGTCTAGGTCTATACGTAGTTTCATTTATTTCCTCTTTATCCATTTTTTGTAATAATTCCATTGCAAAAATACGATGGGGAATCTTAGTAGCTACGGCGCTATTAAATGTAAGCTCCAAATAATCTTTTAATAGCGCCGATAACTTTTTGAGTTCATAATTATTTAATTTCATTTAACACCCCCCTAATAGTCTTTTTCAATGGGCTTATAAAAGGGAATCCACTCAAACTTCATCCTGGCTAAGTTATTTTTTCTCCCCCTATGCACTGAACAATTTTCCTTGAAATAAGAATTTGTGCTTAATCACAGGAATCTGTTCCAGATGAAACAAATCCTTTTTAGTGAAATAGGCTATGCTCCAGCCCTGAATCCAATCAGCGAAATCAAGATACTCCGGCTTAAGGTTACACATACACATATTCTCATACCAACCACAAACTTCCGCAACGGTCCTCTTGAGGAAGTTTCCTCCTCTGTGAGAATGTCCTATTATTCCGCAACCCCCATACTTTTCATAATGTCCTTTTGCAGTCCAACCAGAATATTTTCTTACCAAGCTACCATGATGAATTTGTAGTCCATGATATTTAACCGGGGGACTCAGATAATCGTGATAACGAATGTCTCTCTCATTTAAACCCAGGAGAGAAGAAACTCGAAGTGCATCTAAACTATAAAGTTCTGGGTGTTTTCTCAAGTATCTTATCATTCTGTTTTCGTGATTCCCGGCTAAGAATTCAATTTTGGGAACCATTGCACATAGTGCATCCAAAAGCTTCTTTCCTAAGTTCAGGTCTTCTTGGAATTTTAGTAACCGCCGGGGGTCTTTATCAAAATCACTTATCTGATACCAGTCAATAAAATCACCTAGTATCCAGAGCTTATCTGGCTTAAAGTATTTAAGGAAAACCAAGAGAAGAGCAAAGAGCTTCTCATCGTGAAATGGAATATGCGGGCAAGTAATGAAGGCAGCTTTCTCGAATTCCTCGTGCTCTACTATTTTTCTCTTTTTCCATCCCTTGTCTCGCCTTAACTGTCTAATCTTTTCGGATTCTATCAAGATTCCAAAACCTCTCTCGGTTTCTCGGCTCAACTTGGAATCTTTTGCTGCTGTGTAATTCTTCTCAATGTATCTATAGATGTCGGGATGCTGTTCCCAGAACTCTTCATTTAGCATTTACTTTTCCTTCTCCCTTTCAGCCATTTTATCTATCTGACTTGCATAATCATCAATATATCGTTGTTCGGCCTGTTTATATATTTTATCTTGTGTAGCATCGGGTAAATCATAAAAATCCTTTCCATACTGCCCCCAAGCAATGTCGTCAGCGTGTGCTTGGATGGCTTCTTTGTAGCTCATTTTTATCTCCTTAGACACCATTCGCTCATATTATTAGCTATGCACTTATCACACCGTGCTTTACACTTAGTCCGCCCCGACGGATAAATCCCATCGCAAATCGTACAAGCTTTATCCTTGATTCTTCGTCGCATTAGATTCATTCTTTATCTCCTTTTCTTTTAAATTCATCACAATCAAATACATTAATTACAAACGAGGTGATTCCTTGTGTGATTTCAGTGTAATTATATACATTGGCTAGAGGAACGCATCTGCGTCCATAACTAGAACCACCATATATGCAATATTGACATATATGACCTTTGCCATATAAAAACTGTTTATCTTCTTTTTTCATTTATTTCTCCTCCCCGCTCTGCCCCGGCGGCTACCGGTTTATCCGTCTTGTGCCCGGAGACCATAACGGCATCAGCCATCAGAGCGGGGATTATTTATGTAGATTTAGGTTACATTCTCCAAGGATTCAGGGATCTCATCCTTTTCTATCTCATTGCTCAGCGGATACTTCTCTAGCTCTTTTACAATGGCTTGCAAGCGCAGTGGTGGAAGCAGTAGCTTATCCCATCCCTTAATGTTATGCTTCGCCATAAATGCAGTTTGCTCTTCTGGTGTCATCACTCTCTTGTGTCGCATTACGTTAATGGTCAAGATAAGCTCTTTCATCTCCTCAAACTGACTCTTCCCGTCCTTATAATCCTGCTCAGTTTTGTAGATATGAAGCGCAGGATTCTTGTATCCAACTTCCTTGGCGAGCTTTTTAAGTCCTGCGAGGTGTTCAGCTTTGATTTTTTCATCGGGAGCAGGCTTCCGTTCTGATTTCTTTACAGGTTTTGGCTTCTCCTCCTCAAATACTGCATTTTCAACACTCTGCTTTTCTCTCTTTTTAACTGGTTTTTCGCTTAACTTATCCATTTCTATAGGCATCTCTTCTGGTGCGTAAAGTCCCTCAAAATCCTCAGGGAATGCTTCTCTTAATGCTTGAGCCAAAGCTACTTTTCTAATCATGGTTTTGGGTTTTTCTCTCCAGAAACGATTTGGTTGGCCGGTTTTGGTGTATTGAACATATTCCTTAAAATCAACAACTACTCTCACTGGCACTTTATAATCCTCTACATACACTTCAGCCCAAGCACCAATCAAATTCCCATCTTTATCCTCTATTGCCTCTGCTTGATGTCCTCTAAACTTCGGGTTATGACAAGCTCTTTTGAAAAAGACATCCTTACCAGTAACCAGAGAAGCGGGCTGGTCTTTGGAATACTTAATTATATACGCTTCTCTTAGCCAAGGGTTGAGCTTCTGATAGTAGCACATGTTCATAAAGGCCATTACCTCTACATCGGTAACATATTCTTTTCTGCCGCTCACAAGGTAATCCAAGACGTCTTTTTTTGAGAGCTTGACCACTCCCTTGTTGGTCTTATACTCTACCAATTCACCGCTCATTTTTTATCCTCCTCATATATTATTTCTTCTGTCTTTGCCAATACTATAACTGCGTCACCAAAAGACTTTACTGCTTGCTTTGCTTCTTTTAGGGTTTCACAGGTATCTAAAACCAAAGCACGATCTCTATCGAAGTGATAGCGACCATCAAAAATCAAGTAATTAATCGGGGGAAATTTACTGTTCATCGTCTTTATCCTCCTCTAGTGCTTGAGTGCACCATTGAATAAGAATATCACGAATCCACACAGTGTTTCCCGTTGACTTATCGTGATGGGAGTGGTCAAAATATGGGCTTCCACACCCAGCACAACTATTTTTCATCTTGTTTGTCCTCCTCTTTGCTTCAATTCCTTGAACCAACTTTCCTCTTTCTCTTTTTTGTCAATGTATTCAATCATTTCTTGTGCCTGAAGAGCAAAAACATAGGCTTGCTCATAATTAATTTCCTTCATCTTATTTATCCTCCTCTTTTATTTCTCTCACCTCATCAAATCCTTGCGGAATAACAATTTCACCGTTTAACCAAGCCCTATAAGTTCCGCAAGAGCCTTGACAAGTTTCTACTTTCTTTTCAGCATCCCAATTTTTCCACCCATCCTCACAATAAGCACAAGGATAAGGTCGTTCTTCCGTTATCTCAACCACTATTTTTTTGATTAGTTCGTAAGGCATCTTGTAACCTCCATTTTTGTTCTTCGTTATAAATAAACATTGCCTTACTGTGTCGCTCACAAAGCCCTCCTGTGCGAGTGGGCTTACCGCACACACTGCATTGTGTCAGTTTCATTCTCTTTTTCCCCGAATTTTCTTATTTAGCTCCTGCAACAATAAAGTAATAAACTGTCCCACAATTAGACCTACAATTATCCCCCCAAAAAACACTTTCGTTACATCTACACCTTCTAACCAAACTGTTATCATCTAGCTCTCCTTTCAATCTTTATGCTTAACAATGAATTCCTCGTCTATTTCTATCCTTTTAGCCTTACGCTTCCGCTTATCTTTCCCCCTTTTTTGCTCCACGATAACCACTTTGTTTTCGTCAACCAATATCATTGCTGTCTCCTTACCTATCAGTCCGCAGATAATCTTCTTTCTCCTGGACATATTGCTTCAGTGCATTCTCTATTACATCATTCAACGCTCGCTTCTCGTTCTCGGCTATTTCGTTGAGCTTTTTGTAAAGTTTATCACTGATGAAAATTTGACTCATTTCCTCGCCCTTCCTTTTTATAGTTTATCCTCAGTTCTAGTGAAGTTTAACTGCACTTTTCGTCCCCTTTTTCCAACAGGCATAAACCAGTATCAAAGTCGTGCAATGCATTTTTTACCCACTGGGAGTGCCTACCGCCACAACTACAACTCTTCAAAACGCAACAATCATCTATATACTCTATGCAATGCTGTAATGTTTTTCGTATTTTTTGAACTAATTCATCTTTAATAACAAACCCTTTTGCCATATCAAACATCCAATCACAAACTACGTGCTTACATCCAGGACACTGGGGGTTTTCGTCACTCCAGTAGCCAAGATAGTCTCCGCACAAAGGACATTCTTCATATACTTTTTCTTTTTTATATTCCTTTGCATCTGCATCAGCCTCTTGTTCTTGCCAGCTTCCAGCACGAAAGTATTTCTCTTCATCGGCCTGTGGTCTCATTTATCCCTCCTTCTTCATAATCTAGGTGTTTCCTCCATTCGCTTTTATTTAATGATAGTTTGCATTCCTTACAACGTATTCTATCTGCAACCGCACCAGATAAAAGAATACCATCACATACCATACAACTTCTATCCTTGGTTCCTGCTTGAATTATTTTCCTTAGTGCACATTGTATATCAAGAGGTAATCCTCGCTTTACCCTCATTTCTTTTTCCTTATTAACTCATAATGCTCTTCACATAGCCCATATTTCCAGCCTCTTTCTCGGATTATAATGCTAGTTGCCTTTTCACACTCCTTGTCATAGCAAACATTAAACAGACACCTCATCTCCCCCTCCTTTTGATCTCCAATCCCGTTCCCAACCTTATTGGTGGGAAGTATTCCTGGACCGTGCCATTACGAAAATGACGGTATCGAGCTAGATGCTTTAGCTTTTTAGTCTCACGCCCTTTTTGTCGTTGAATCCTAAATAAATCTCTTTGACCCTTTAACGAAAGTATTCTGGCCGTTCCAACAGGAATCTTTGATATGAATCTATACTCATCTAATTTCATCATTGTCCCCTTTCATAACGAGCCTCGAAGAACCGTCTGGCCCGATAGCGAAACCAAATTCCTTGTCTTCCCCGAACTTCCTCTTGGCCTTGCGGATAATATCATCCACGCTGTCAAAGAAGGTTACTTTGAGTGTTTTCATTTCTTTCCTCCTCGGAATATAAAACTTGTCATTTATCGCTAACTTGTGACATTTTTTATCTCCAAATCCAATATACTTTTGGCTTTGGTTTATATCTCACTATAACTTCTCGTAATAGCCCAATATCAAACAATCTCGAACCAATCCAGTATTTTATTCGCCACATTTTTTCTCCTCCTTACCTCCCAATTCCTCAAGTTATTTTTTCTTGAGAACAACTTTTGCACCTTTAAGTGACCAATCAAATTCCCAGTCTCTCTCTTTCCAGAGTGGACTATGCCCTCGGTCAAATTGAAGTCCAGCTTTGCCCAACTCATCTTCTGCCTTCAAAAGATGTTCAAGCTGTTCGCTGAATAAATTACGAAACTCAATTGTTACTTCAACCATTTTTTCACCTATTTCCCCCGGTCATGCTTGATTTATCAAAGCATTGACTTCAAAACAATTTTTACATAAATACACTGCGACTGCACATGCATCGTGAAGCCAATACTTACCTTTTCCCTCATTTTTATGTAATTTACAAATACATTTCTCCTCTGATGCACTCTCAAATGCAACAAACATTATTCTAGCTATTGCTTTGCATTTGTGGCATTCAATGGTTTTAGGAAAAGGAACCTGCCAACTGTAATTCACTCCTGCTTCGCCTAAATATATATCCATTTACTTCTCACCTCCTTTAACTTTACTCCCTAAGATATCAAAGTAATCTACATTACGAGCATTTACCTTGCTTCTATTCCCGTTGTGTCCAGTTTTAAGATAAAACTCAGGAACGGAAAGGGACGGCTCGGTTGCAACTTCACCCGTTAAAGTGCGACCGCTGACAAAATAAACCTTGATGAACATTGAGATTGACTCCTCGTGGATATCTATTTTTTCTAGCTTTAACACATCTATGAACTCACGGGGGCTGTCGTAATGTCGCTTGCGTTTGCAATCCCCACAAGTGGTAACAAGATTATCTTTGTAGGTCTGTCCACCCGCTTGCTTCTGGATGAGATGCGATACGTCGTGTTCCTCCCCTTTGCCACACCACACGCACTTGTAGTTGTCTCTTTTGAGCACCCCACGACGAGTTTTCACCGGAATATAGCTCGGCTCTAAACTCAAAGCTCTACTTCTCATTATCTTCCTCACCACATCCACCCCAAGCGTATCCCTCACCTTTTGCATAAACACCGAATCCCTTGTAAACAGGAAAACCCCGACCCCTGCCAGCAGTATAACTTGGCAGATAGTTCGACTCCATTGCAAAAATACGACTTCCTCCATCTTGCCACCCTCCTTTAAGTTTTTTTATACCTAAAGGATAGCAGAATGTGGAGAAAATAGGGGAAAATGGGGACTGGAAGGAAGTGGAAATCAGGGAAGGAATTAAACTAGGGTTATCTCTGTTAAAGAAGAAACTTAAATTTGAGGTAAAAGTAGGGCGAGGTTGTGAGGCTTGTAGCCTGAATAACAGGAATTTATGTTCCGATAAGATATATTTTAGCACCCTAATTTTTTGGGCGAAAGATGCTATTGGTGAGCTTTTGGATGGATTGGGGGGTGAGTTACATAAACTAAAAGATTGACCTGCTCTGGCAGGATTCCCCACCCTGCTCCAGTCAAATAGTATTCTACTGGTCGCTATTTGATGGGTAGCTTGCGTTAAAGGCTCCCCAACACACTTACCTAGCGCCAGAACGCCACAGAGCAGGTCATGGAAACCACAATTAAAAATACGCCCCGAAATCTTGAAGGAGGATCCCGGGGCCCGAGGAGCAAAAGAGAGATGAGGATATATCCTCACGCTCTCTGAGAGCACCTTAATTTGTCTGACGATGGAATACATTTTTACTCCTCGGTTACAAGTATAGCATAATTTGCGTAAATGTCAAGCGTTCGCCTTTTCTTTTTCTTTCTTTCGCTTGTAGCAATTTAACTCATATACTTCTCTCTGTCGTTCCATTTGTGCTATTGTCTTCTTATAATCATCAGACCACGCAGACACCTCAGCCACTTTAATAAGTAATTTCTCAATTACAATCAGTTTTTCTACCACCACAAGTTTCCATTGCTTTTCAGTTAAGTCACCATGTTGAGTTTTTATTTTACTCATCTCAAGTCCTCCTTAACTATGGTTCTCTATAAAGTAATGTGCTTTGAGAATCTTTATTATTAGTCTGCTTCTGCTCATATCAAACTGCTTACTATCTCGCTCAATAAGATTTAATAACCATTTTTCCCTAAATGGTATCTTGAAACTCACCATTACACCTGCATCTTTGGACATACATTTTCCCTTATTGATAAGTGTTACTACTATTATATACTATTTTCCTCAAGTGTCAAGCCCCTGTGTTCGTTAAGTGCTCTTCTTTGGATCAATTAAATTTCTTAGCGCATCTATATATCCTGTCCAATATCCCACTTCTCTCATATCATATATATCACTTGCTTGTTTAATGGCTTTTGTTTTCTTTGGTTCTATCTCTTCAATTTTACTCCAGATTTGTCTATGGAAGTCAGTTTTGCTTATCATTTCCTTCTCCTTTTCAAGCTCTGATAACATTCGCATTTATTATCTTTTATTGTTAATACTCCTGGATGGGTGCATCCGGGTCTATGATCCATTCTATATTCTCCTGGACGATCCCTGAAGATACAATCTTCTTTACACCACACTGGATTCATCTCCTCCTCCTCCTTTTCAAGTTTGCTCCTACTATAGCATGAGAAAGAATAAACTTCCCACTCTGGCAGGATTCCCAACCGTGCGTTGAATTGTGTTTACAATTGCGCACCTGCCTGACGTGTAGGTGTCTTGTGGCTAACCCACAGAGTGGAGTTACTTAAAATAAATAGTGGAAGGGACGAGAATCGAACTCGCAACATCTAGCGTGCAAAGCTAGTGCTCTCCCTGGTTGAGCTACCCTCCCAGTTATTTTGTGTATTAATAACTACTAATCAGGTTTTTAAATAGTTTATATGATATCTGAGTATCTAGGTAATGGAACAATCCTACATCATTAAGTTGGTAAGTTTTGTTGTATAAGTCGACCAGTCTTCCCTTGTAGTGATGTTTTTTACAATAATCTCTAATATGATCCCTTAAAAATTCAGTTGTTGTGTCTGCTTGAAGTAATTGATACTTCATACTGCTTCGCATGGTACACCTCCATTTTCAAAGATGCCACCACTATAGCATATTTTGGGAGTTTGTCAAGTCTAATCTTGCTTGAGCACACCCTTTCGGATGTGCTCCTTGCAAAACCAGATTATTTCCTCCCAAACTCTTTTTTTCTTTCCTCATATCTCTTGCCAAACTCATCTAAGATCTCCCCCATTTTTCCCGACTCACACGCTTTCTTCCAATCTTCTTTGAAGCTAGCCATTTTACTCCTCCTTATCAAAGATACCGCTATCATAGCATAAAATAGTGGTTTTGTCAAGCCCTTTAGAATCCCCTGCTAGAGTAGTTGTAACAAAACGGGGAGAGCGTAAAGCTCACTACGTCTCGGTCTGCAAGGTAGGGGGTTGACGATTGGTCAAAAATGTTGTATACTTGTGAAAAAACAAGTGCTTTCACAATAAGTGCTTGTTTTTGTCCGTAGTCTGTCTCCGAGCGCTTCGCTTCTCAGGAAAGAAGCTCGCTTACCTGTAAACCAATAGCTTTCTCTCACCCTTCATTATGACTCAACCCATAGTTCTGCCAAGTAATCCAATTTATCAGGAGATACTCTGCTCAAAAGAAAAGGAATAAAGCATTAATAAGTAGATAGGGGGGAGTTACAATAACGAAAAAGGACCGAAAAGAGGGCATATTCGTTATGATAAGGATGATTTTCGTAATATAATACTACGAAAAAGATGGCGGCAATATGGCGGCAATTGACTACAATATGTATGTGAGGAGGTTGGCAATAAACTTGCCCTTGACAATAAAAATATATGGTATAGAATGGGAATATGAAGAAAGTAGATGAAAGGAAGATAAAAGCCATTGGATTATATTATTGTGTAGGTTCTAGCACATACGGAAAGAAGATAGAAAGTTGTAAGGAAGCAGGTTATAGTCCATCTCACAGCGAACAGAGATGTAGAGAGATACTCGATATAGATAAGTTTCAAGATAGAATGACCCTGGAATGGAAAAAATTCGAGGGTAATCTTGTTTACCTTAATGAAATGGTTCGCAATTGGCTCCTGAAGCATAAGGATGAGCCTGACACCAAGGAAATTAGGGAAGCATTTAAGGGAATCCGAGCGATCGGTGAGAGTTTGGGTAAGTTTATCAGACGTGAAGAGAAAATTGAACATAAAATAGAGGAGAAGCGAGCTGTTTTGGTATTTAAGACGAAAGATGACGAAATTAAGTATTGGCTTGACATAGAGAGGTTAGCGAAGGCTAGACAGAGGGAAATTGAGGTGTAAGTGGTTTACATAATTATTATTATCGGAACATGGCAACACGGAAGGGGGGAGGGGGAGCTGGCGATGAGGTGATACCACTATATAGATACTTCAAATCTAGTATAGGTATAAAAATCAAATATGGAGGTTAAAATGAAGGGTAAAAATTGTTTAGTCGCTTTTTTGTTAGCCGTAGGTTTTTGTTTTGTGCCTGCTTTGGGGTATGGGGAAGTTAAGCAACAGCCAGAAGTCTCAGTTATGGACCTATATCTCTTAAAGGAGTTTGATCTCTTAAGGGCCAGAGTTGATTATATGATGTGCAACCCGACTAATTTTTTGAATGTTAATTTTTATTATGACCCAGAGGGGACTCATAGAAAGATTTTCGAACTTCCTGAAGGTGTCGATACCAAGGGTAAGATTTTTGTAAAGGTTCAAGACAATAGAGATATATTCTCCTATGAATCTGGAACGGCTTTGTTAGACCAGTTTAAGGGGAAATTGGAGACTATATATTCGTTTTTGACCTTACCGACTATGGGTGATATGAATGCTGATATTGTGGCTATGTTTTGCAACAGGGAAGGAATTCCTTTGGGCTATTTCTATCAAGGAGAATACCAGAGGCTTAAATGATCCATACTCTTATCCCTGAACAAAACCTGGATTGCTATAAACAGCACGAACTTGCTCCTCGTTGCTTTTACTTTATTATGACCTGCGATGCAGTCAGCGGGCATTATCTTATAGATACTCGTTTCTGGCCTATCAGACCATATTTTACTTATCTGGGGGTGCTTAATTGACTGAGTTCAAGGCTGTTCACGATGATACTTCCAGGGTTGTAGCTCTGAAGAAGCGATTTAATAAAACCATTGATGAACTACGGTGGGCACTCTGGAAGAAGTCTGAGAGAATTGCTAAACTAGAGCGGAAGATAAGGAAGTTGGAGGCCAAAGATGAAAAGGTGGTCTAGGGAGTGGGTAGAGTCAGCAATACAGATACTTAATGACCCCTATGGTGATTATGACAGAATGAGAGAAAAATTAAAGAACGGAACATTCTGGAAGGAAATAAAAAGGGGGACTTGACAGCCAGAAAAAATAATATATAATGTCTAATAATGGTGTAGTCAAAAAGAATTTAATGGAGCAAGTCACCGAAGCCGTGAGTATTGTTTTAGATGCGGGCTTTGGCAGAATTGAAGTAATCATAGATGAGGAGAAGGGCATTTATGATGTTATTCCCTCTCCCCGGATTAGAGTGAAGCATTGACAATGTGATCCTGTAATGTTCTGGCATTAGGTTGGGTGTTTGTGACATGAATGAAATGTGAACAGCCCAGATTTTGTCTGTTCGGTGCGGGGTGGGGAATCCTGCCAGGGTCATAATTTGACAATCTAATATAGTCTGACCTACTCTGAACTTGAGCGGTCAATCTTAGCGTTTTGAAAGAAGCGTTAAGGTTGGCCGCTTTTTTTATTGAAATATTTCGGTGAGGGTGGTTTAGGGGCTGGTTCAGGAGGAATACAACCTCGCTAGAAGGATACTGCACCTGGCACTACAGTATGATCTAGTAGGTAGCCTTTGACGAAAGGTTATGTAACCGAAACGATGCAATCAAATGTCAGTTAAAATAAACAAGGAAATTGCTCTTTCTAATCTTTTCTATTTTGCCAAGTATGTCTGTGGTAAAGCTCGAATGCAGTATGATCCTCACTATTGGTTATCTCGATTCATTCAGGATTGGGGACCGAATAGAAAAAAGATCAAGCCCGATCTTACTCACTATAACTATCAATTTCATTTTTCAAAAGAAGATCGGGTAAGAAATAAATTGGTTTTACTACCACGAAAAGGCTTCAAATCTACGGATGGTGCGGTCTGTTTTCCACTTTGGATGTTAGTGCAACCCGAAGAATCCCCTTATACACTTGAGCATTTGCGTGGTAAGGGTGGAAACAGGAATATGAGAATACTTCTGGACAGTGAAGTCAGGAACAAAATCTCACTGAGGAATCTTAATGACATAAAAGGCATTCTACAAAAACCACTTTTCGTTAAAATGTTTGGCAAGATGAGACCGGAGGTCGGCTGGAAAGAAGACCAAATTATAATTTCTCTTCGTCAACCAGGCATATTTGGTGAGCCAAGTATTATAATCGGAGGGGTAGACATTGAAGAAACTGGTATGGCGTTTGATTTGATTGTGCCCGATGACCTGTGTGGTAGAACCAATGTTAATACTCAAGACCAACTAGAAAAGGTAGTAAGGCACTTTCAAGACTATGGTAGTTTGTTAGATAAGGGGGGACTGCTTCTTTGTCTGGGCACATTTTGGCATCATCAGGATTATTATCATTACATTTTAGAGAATCCAGAAATTTTAGCTCAGTTTGATGTTATTCGATGGCCAGCCAAAGACGAGCAGGGAAAATTTCTATTTCCACAAGAACTTAATGAGAAGAAATTAGCAGAAGAAAAAGCTAAACAAGGTTCTCATTTTTATCCTCAGTATATGCTCGAAGTTACCGCTGGTGAAGATGCAATCATTGACAAGGCTGATTTGCGTTATTTTAAGGTCGTGGACGGGGAAATATGGATCCAACAAGAAGGCGCCTATAGACCAAAGGGTCTAAAAATCAGCGACCTTACTATAACGCTGACCTGTGATGAGGCACATACGAAGGCCAAGTATGCTGACTATATGGGAATTAATGTAAAAGGTGAGGACAAGGAAGGGAACTGGTATATCTTGATTTCTCGGCGGGGAAGGTGGTCTGAGAGTGAAGGTCTAAATGAGATTGAGATTAGTTATCAGACTTATCCTATTAATCAGGGTGGCTTAGAGAGTGATCGATATGAACTTTTGGCGGAGCAACTTTCTCGGCGGGGAATTTACATTAAGGAACTTAAACATCGGCTGAGGTCAAAGTATTCTCGTTTTAGGGCTTTAGAACCCCGATTTGCTCGGCACAAGATTTATATACAGAAGAGTCAGGGAAATCTGGAGTATGAGATTTTATGCTGGATGTCAACTGGATTCAGGGGAACACACGATGATGAATCTGATGCCTTGGCATATCAAGCCGATTTGGGAACCTTTACTGTCCAGAAGGAGAAGAGGATTAGTTGGGTTAATTACAGCGATCCCATGACTGGATACTAGAGGAGGAAAAAACAATGCCACCTAAAAGTAAAGCACAAGCTCGATTTATGGGTGCAGTAATCGCAGGTAAAGCGAGAAAAAAGGGTCCATCGAAAAAAGTAGCTAGGGAGTTTTTGAGGGGCCATAAGATTAAGGGATTACCGAAGAGAAAGAAAAGCAAAAGGAAAAAGAGCAAGAGGAAGAGATAATGATTAAAGCTGATGAGATTCTCGAAAGAAAACAACTAGCTGAAGATGAACGAGACGAATGGGAATGGGAGACCAGATGGGAAAAGTGGAGAAGAGTTGCTGAGTGTGTGATTGATCCCAAATATGAGAGAGGCAAGAGGAAATATAAGCGTTCAGCTTTAGACGATAAATTTTTGTGGTCTTTGGTTCAATTCGTTGTAGCCCAGGAAGGTTCGGCTCTCCTGGTTCCCGATCCCTTCGCTACCATTGTAGCGGCGGAGTCTGGTGATATTGAACGAGCAGCGGATATGAAACACTTAATCCGCTACCAGATGTATGTAGAAAGTTTTCCTTACACGGGATTATGCTGGAATACTGGGGCAGCAATTTATGGGACATCGGTTCTTAAAGTTACCTGGAATTTTGAAAGCAATAATCCTCGCTTTGAGCATATCCCCATAGAGTGCTTTTATCCTTCTCCTGATTCGATGTCTCCCTTAAATAAGGATGTTCCTTGGGCTATTCACGAATCCTGGCACAGACTTGATGAGCTAAAGAAAGAAGTGGATAGTGATAAGAAACCTCTCTATATAAATTTAGATAAGGTAGAGAAGGCTCTTGCTTCGACTACTCATCAAAAGAGTACGGCCAAGGGAACCTCTTATGAACGCTATACTGCTGCTGAAGCTAAAACAATTGTTCACGTCCTGGACTACTGGGAAGATGACTTTAATATGGCTGTGGCAGAAATCAGGGAAGGAAGCAAAGCTAGTGCTATTCCCATAATTGAGGGTAGGGATAATCCGTTTGACCACAAGAGAAAGCCATTTGTTGCCATTATAGATGCTTTACGTCTACATAGTTTTTACGGAATTGGGATTATTGAAAGTGGATATGACTCCTATAGAGAAATGGTCACTCGCAAGAACCAAAGAATAGATGCTATTTCTCAAGCTATCAATGCTGGTTTTGCTATAGATAGAACGGCTGGTGTGGAAGAAGATGCTCTTATTAACTGGGACAAAGGAAGTATTGTCAGGGGTAACGGTCCTCCCCGTCAATGGATTGAGGCTTTGAGACCGCCTGAACCATCGGCAGCAGCATACAAAGAACACGAGGAGAGAAGGCGTGAGTTAATGGATGTTACGGCAGGCTATACTTATGCTAGGGGAGAAGCACCAAGGAGAGCGGAAACGGCTACTGGTATCGCCTCTCTAATCTCTGGGGCGAATATTCGTTACCGGATTAAGGTATTTGCTAAGTCTTGCACGGGCTATGTGCCTTTGCTTGCTTTAGTAGCTGACCTTAATCAGCAATATCTTCCCGAAAAAAAGCAGATTATGATTTTAGGGAAAGAACCTCAACCCAAAACTATAAAAAAAGAGGAAATTAAGGGACGTTATGATTTCTTTGCTAAGACAGCGGCTATGGATCCTGAGACTATGAAGGAAATAAAATTGCAAAAACTTATCAATATATTCCAGATAGCTGCCTCAGCCGAGGTTATTGGTTTCGATATAACTAAATTTTTGGAAATTATTCTTAAAACTGCTGATATGCCTGAAATTGATGCTTGTTTCCCTGAAAAGCGGCGGGAAGAGCAGATGTATCGGGGTTCTCCTATGCTGATGCAACAGATGATGGGAGGCACTCGTTCAAGTCTTCCTGCTCCTGGGGGACCAGAAGAAGGAACGATGGGGACAGAACTCAAAGGAATGACGGGAGAGGCTTTGAGGAGATGACAGATAACGAGAAATATAACCTTGGCATAGCGGCTGCTAAATTCTTACAAAGTGATTTGTGGACTAAGACTATAAAATTATTCTTTGAAACGCAAAAAAGAGATGCTTCTCATAAGCACATGTTCTGTCCAGAGAAAGAACAGGAGAAATGGAAGGCTAGATATGTAGCTTGCGATATGGTGGAGACGGTTTTAAAGGAAGCTATTATGGATGGAAAAAATGCTAAGGAAAATTTAGAAGAAAAAGCTGCTGAAAGGCAGGAGAAATTAAGAAGGAGAAAGAAATGATTTTAGAAGAACAAAATTCTGAGGAACTCAATACCTCCAAAGGAGACTCCTCCAAAGAGGAACACCTCACCGAAGAGACTGAGACCAAAGAAACTCTTGAGGAAGGGACTGAGGAAGATAAAACTCAACACCCCTCGCCTGAAGAGAAAGACGAGAAGGTTGACTGGGAAGCGAAACACAAAGATTTACAGCAAAAGTTTACCCCGATGGCTCAGGAATTGGCTGAACTAAAGACAAAGTCAGCCGAAAAAGAAAAACAGTTCGCTCAGCCCTCAGCCGAAGAATTAGAGAAAAAAGAGATTGCAGAGTTGAGTCAACTTATGGAGCAGCACAAAGATAACGCTGCTCAAGGTTTGACAACCTGGATCAGAAAAAGAGAGGGTGAAATAAACTCTCGGATGCAAGCATCTTTATCTCCAATCTATGCTCAAATACAATATCTGGGGTGGAGACAGAAACAGCTAGCGGAAGGGACAACTTTAGATGACCTAACTGAAAAAGAGAAAAAGATGCAGGAAGTAATAAAAAAGAATCCAGCTATTTTGCAATTTCCCAACGCACTCGAACAGGCAGAAGCACTGGTAATAGGAGCTAAGGACATGAATCAAATGAAAAAAGAAATACTTAAAGCGGAAGAGCAACGACAGAAACAGAGAGGAGGACATACTGTGGGTGCTTCTAAGTCTAAGGGGAAGGGTAAGAAAACTGAAGCTCAGAGAGCTTCTGAGTTTTATGGGATGAAATTTGCTGAACCTAAAGAAAGATAAGGCGAGGTGAGATAATAAATGACTTACGTATATCCTGAAGAATATAGTGATTTAGCTACTTCACAACTTAAACTTGATGTGACTCCAGAATTAAAGGAATTAGAAAAGGATGTTACTATATTTACTACTTTTCTAATGAATTTAGGTCCTGGTAGCAAAGCTGGAGGAACTTCATATAAGCACGAATGGGAAGAACAGAATCCCGAAGATCTTGATGACACTCTAAACGGTTCATACACTACTACTGATACTGGATTTACTGTGCACAATGGCTCTTACTTTAATGCAGGGGATACCATTAAGGATACTGATACGGGTGATGTGTTTGTCATCACAAGCATATCTACCAATGTCTTAACCGTTGTTGATATTGGAGCAGCAGCAGCCGTTGGTGGAGGAGTCGCTGGAGATAATATCAAGATTATCGGTTCTGCCTTTGGAATCGGAACTGAGAAGCCTACTCCCAAACAGAAAGCTGTAACTCACGCATATAACCATATGCAGATCTTCAAGGAGTCATTCCAGGTAGCGGGATCTGTTGATGCAGCCACAATGAACATTAACGTGACCGAGAGAAACAGATTAAGAAAACTGCGGCTGGCGACTCATAAAAAGAAGATTGAGAGGGCACTCTGGTTTCAGGAATTAAAAAGCGTTGCTGGGGGAACGACAACCAACTACACCTATTTCCTCAAGGGAGCTATTGCTTGGGCTGCTCAGAATGCTGGTTCACCAGGAACCGTGTTGACTGAATCCGAGTTCGATACGTGGCTCAGTGATGTCTTCTATTATGGAGGCTCAAGGCGTATCCTGTTTGCCGATGCCATCTTGAACAGGGGTATCAATCATTGGAAGAAGGGCAAGGTTGACTTGACTCCCAAAGATGAGAATTACGGTCTTCCTCAGATGAAGAGATACTTATGTTCAGAGGGTGTTCTGGATATAGTCTATAACCGCCTAATGAAAGATGACTTCGCTGGCTACTCCTACGCATTTGATCCAGATTGTATTCGGGTTATTGCCATGGATCCTGATAGTAATGGAACAAGATACAATCGTTATTGGACTAATGTTCAGGAGGAAGGGTCGGATAAATTTGAGGATCAATTCTTAACAGAGTTGACTCTTGAGTTTTCCAATCCTTATCGTCACGGTTACATCAGCGGATACACTTCTGTTGGATAACAAGGAGAGTTTGCTCTCCTTATAATTGTGGAGGGGGTCATTCTTGGCCCCCTCTGCGCAGGGGGAAAAAGAATGGCTAAGACAAAACGAGTTTGGTTTCGCTCAAGACACGCTGCTTCTTGGTACATAGTGCTTGACCCGTCTGAGTATGTGGTAGAAAAAGTTGGAATGACTGAAAAGAGAACATTCCACGAAGGACTACGAGTAACATTCCAAAACTATATGTATTCCACTACGGACAAGCAGATAATAGAGATGCTCAGGGCTAAGTTAAGCGAGAAGGGGCCTCGTGGCAGAGTAATTGGGCCACGAAAATATCAGTTTGATGAAGTTCCATCTCCGCAAGATGAAGCAAGGAAAGCATTAGCAGGATTACAGGATAAGGTCAAGCGACTAGATGAAGAAGCTGAAAAAGAAGCCGAGGATTTACAGGTTTACGATTACTGCGATGAGCCTAGTTGTGATTACAGGGTTTCAAAAGATTTAAGTCCTAAGCAGAAAAAGGACGCTATGCGATTACACAAAGCTATGGCTCATGGCAAAAAATAAATGAAACATAGCAATACAGGAGAAAAAAATGGCTTACACAACTAAAGAAACAAGTGCTGCTCAGGAACAATGCACCGTCAAGGGTTTACACTGGATTAAGAACATGGTTAAGACTTGGCTTCACTATGCTTTTTGGGCCAAGGACGGTGTAGAGGAACAAGAAATTACAGATACCTCAGAAACTCAAGTTATTAGCATGGGTGGAGTGGCAACGCTTAACAATGTGGCGAGTTTAACCTGCACACTAGCTGATCCAGAGGCAGTAGGAGCTTTGATGGTTATTAGCCAGATAGATGCTGGAACTGCTGGACATACGGTAACTTGTGAAACCGCTAATGCCTTAGATGGAACCCACGATGTAGCTACCTTTACTTCTCAGTATGACACTCTAGTTTTGCTGAGTGTAGCAACTGACAGATGGATTATTGTAGAGAATATAGGTGATGTGGGATTAACAACTGCATAATGAAATTACACTTGGGCTGTGGCGGTATCCGTCTTAACGGCTATATAAATGTTGATTGTCGGAAGAGTAGTGCGGTTGATGTTATTGCTGATGCAAGGAATTTACCATTTAAGGACAACTCGGCGACTCTAATAGAATCTTATCATTTGATTGAACATATACCACGCAGGAATGTAATGGATACATTGAGAAGCTGGTATCGTCTTTTGAGACCCGCTGGTAAGCTCGTGATTGAATGTCCTGATTTCGACAAAAATTGTGAAGATTATGTTAGAGGAATCAATCAAAATATGCAACTTCGATACATATATAGTATGGGTAGATGGCCCAAAGATGTTCATTTTTATGGTTACAATTTTGAGAGATTAAAATTGTTTTTGGAAAAAGCTAATTTTACAAATATCCAAAGACAAATCTCACATGATTATCACACACAACAAGCTGCTTGTCTAAGAGTTGAGTGTCAAAAACATGGTTGAAAATTTAGTGAGTATTCTCATTCCCACTAGGGGAAGAGCGAAACAGTTAAAGAAGCATATAAGGCTCATTAGAAAAAATACTTTCTATGAGCCTTACGAGCTTCTCCTGATGGTTGACGAGGATGACGAGGCTACTATAAAAGTTTGCAGGGAACTTGAGCTAAGACATTTTATTCATTCTGTCTCAGAAGATGGAAGAGACTTCTTTGTAGCTAAAATCAATCGAGGATTCAAGGAATCGGAGGCTGAGTATTTTATCTACTTCTCCGATGATGTAAGAGTTGAATCCGGCTGGCTTAAGGCAACTATTTCTCACTTTAAGAATGAATTTCCCGATGAGATTGGCTTAGTTGCTTTTGATGATGGATTCTATCACGAAAGATTAGCTCCACACGGACTTGTATCTCGAAAGTGGATTGACAAATTGCAGTTTGGCGGGTGGCTTCTCTGGCCTGACTATCTTCATTATCACGGCGACCAAGAAATAACTCAAGTAGCCAAGAAAGTGGGAAGATTCTCCTATTGTGAAAAGGCTAAAGCTATTCATATTAGACCGAAGAATCCTGAAAAAAGGGATTCAATCTGGAAGGAAATGCACGAATATTGCTGGCCAATAGACACTAATCTTTTCTACGAAAGAAGAAGGGTAGGATTTCCTGGATATGGGGCTTAAAAAATTAAAAAAACACAGGATATTTATACAACTGCCTATCTATGATGATATGCCAGGTAGAGCGGTAGCGGCTTTAGCGACTTTGATAACTAGATGCAGGCACATCTTGAGTCCGGGGTTCTGTTTTGCTACCAGGATTGATAAAGCACGAGTTCAATTGGCTCAGATGTTTCTCAATACTAACTGCGATTTAATGCTCTGTATAGATGCAGACAGCTTATATAGGCCAGGACTCGTGGATAAATTGATTTCTCATAACAAAGATATAGTGAGTGGTCTCTATTTCTCCAGAAGAGCACCCTGTAAGCCTATTATGTATAAGCAGAAGGAGTTTAATACTCGTTTTGCTCCTATAACCGAGTGGGAAGAGGGAAAGCTCATTGAAGTAGATGGCGTGGGTATGGGGTTTTGTCTGATAAAAAGAGAAGTGGTAGAGAAAATAGGGGCAAAATCCTTTAATTCTATCCTACTTAAAGACCTATTTGATGAGCAACTCCTAGATGTAGAAGACGTCTCTCCTATGGGTGGAGACTTAGCTTTTTGTCAACAGGCTCGTAGGAATGGGTTCAAGGTTTGGGTGGATACAAGTGTAGAGGTGGGGCATCTAGGTGAGCGAGCTTACGAGAGAGACGACTTTGAGATGTATAAATTACGTGCTGCATTGAAAGATGTAGATAGGGATAAGTTAAGTGAAACTCTACAAAGGCAGAAAGAGCAACTTTTAGGTTTGAACAATAAACAAAAGATTATAAAACCAAAATTAATTATTCCAGGAGGATAGGATGTCAACCATAAAGAGTGGACAAAAAACAGTAACAGCAGCGGCAAGTATAGTTTATACCACTGATACGCAGCAAATGCTCTGGGTAAACGTAAGGTCTTTAGCGAGCAACGCTGAGATGGCTCTCGGTACCAGTGGAGTTACTTTAGCCAATGGTTATTTACTCTTACCAGGAGAGGCTCATAGACTTGGTGCGTGTGATATGGCTCAACTCTATGTTATAGGAACAGCAGGGGACAACCTCTCTTGGGTGGGTTGTTATACTGAATAACAGGAGTTAATTATGGGAATGCAATTAGATGAAATGAGGAAGCGACTCAGGTTTATTATAACTGAACCTGCTGCTGATAGATTTCCTGATAGTGATGATGCCACAAAAGGCTTAGGCTTGGATTCACTTCTCAACGATGGGCTAAAAGCCTACTTTGCTGATACTCGCTGGGCTACTTCGGTTTGGTATATCAGCGTCACGGGAAGTGATACTTATAGCAATGACAATCGCATATATTCTCTTCCCTCCGATTGTCTTGAGGTAGATAAGGATGATGTTTCCTTTGATAAGGTAAAGATATTTGAGACTACGAAAAAGGAACTCTGGGCTGAGGATAAGTTTAGCGGAGTAGATGGGGAGTCTGAGGATTCTGACAAGTGGCCTGAAGGAGTGGGGACACCCAAACATTTCTACTTTGAAAAGGAAGATGTGATAGGGCTTCATCCTACTCCTAACGCAGTAGCCAATGGCAAGACGTTAAAATTCAGTGGAGTAGAAGCACCCGATACTTTATCTGCTGATGAATCTGTAGCACCGCTTCCTTATGATTTATGCAAAGGAGCTATTCACTGGGCTGCTAGGGAAGTTTTTATTAATGATGGGGAAGATGTTAAAGCAACTAACCAGGAAAGTCTTTATAATAAATATGTAGCTAGGGGAAGGGAAAGAAAGAGAACCAGACAAAGAGAAAAACCCATAGCAATAGCACAGAGTGGTCATTATTATGTTGACTCAGGAGATATTCATTAATGGCTTTCATAGAAGAATCTGATCCTACAACTAATTTTACAGAACAATTAACTTTTCCTTTCTTTCTTTGTAATAATACTTCTATTATGTGTAATAACACGAGGTTTCTTTGCAATGGTCGTCTAGCATATACAGAAGAATCTAATCCATCAACTTCGTGGAGTGAGGAATAATGGCTATAGAACAAGTTAATAGAGCAAATAAAAATATAAATCAAGGTTGGGGTATTTATAATGCTTTAGTAACAGCCTTACTTGCTCAACACGATAGCACTGGTGCTCATAAAGCTGCGGCAGATGTAATCCTGAAAGCCCTCTTTGATGCTAATACTATTTTGGCAGCGAATAGCGATAATGCTCCGGCAGCTTTGACTATTGCTGAACAAAGACTAATTGGTCGCATAACTGGGGGAAACATTGCTGCTTTAACCGCTACACAGATAAGAGCATTGCTTAATGTAGAAAACGGAGCAGCGGCAGACCAAAATGCCTCTGAGGTTTCCATTGCTGACGCTGGAGGAATTATTACTGCTACTCAAGTTGAGGCAGCATTACAGGAGATACAGACTGACCTTAACGCTGCTGAGGCAGAAATCGTTAGTGCCAGAGGTTCAAAGAGTTCTGTTGATGCAAGGTTAGACATTTCTCTCAATGACGATGGAACGCTTAAAGGAAGATATGTCGAATTTAACTTCCCCGCTGGTTGTTGGAATTATCCTACTTCTAATCCTGCACCACTTGACAGAGATGTGGGCACTAATGGGGGAATGTTCAGACACCTTTTTGATGATACAACTGAGGAATTTATTCTCTTGGAGCCTGTATTTGAGATACCTGATAACTTAGATACTGCTGGCACAGTCTATTTTAGCTTGACTGGCTACGCTAAAGTTGCAGATGGAAATGAAGTTCAGTTTAGAGCATCCCTTTCTGCACGGGCTAAGGGCGAAAGTTGGGACAATGCTTATACGACAAAGGATAGTGGAGACTATGTAACAGATGCACAACAAGATGAGCTAGACCAGATTGAGTGGAGTGAGACTGTAGCTAGCTTAGGCTTGGCTGCCAAGGATTTGCTTCGACTTATGGTCTCTCGCATAGCAATAGCTGACGGAACTCCTGTAAGTGGGGATTATTGTTTCCTGAATCTTAAAATAAGAATACCCGTGACATAGGTGATTAGATGGCATTGGACTTTGACCGTGCTTTAACTCAAACTTTTACGGTTCCGTCTGGAGGCACCCTCAATGTGAGGGGTAATTTCACCCTTACAGCTTGGGGCTATTTCCATACGATGTCTAATGTTGACCAGTGGGTGACAGCTAACGAATTCTATCGGCGGTGGCTAGTGGCAGGGGATAACCGTCAATACATTATGGGTTTGCTTAACCCCGATGCTAACGGTCAACCAGCCGACTGTGTAGCAGTTACATTCGCTGGTGCTGATGGGATTTATGATGATAGTTGGTACTGGAATTCAGCCTTGTCGATAAACACTCTGTATCATTTCGCCTGGGTTCACAGTGGCACTAATTTTCTGATATATGTTAATGCAGACCCGAAGACTCTTGCTAAACGAAACAGTATTAACCCACCCGCTACCTTTAAGGATTCAGCACAGGACACAATCTTTGCTACCGATATGGACGGCGAGACATTCGATGAGAGGATGTATGATCGTGTTCTCTCTGCTGCCGAAATCCAGACTATCTACCATGCTCGTGGTGCCGATAACATCGTAGATAATCTTGTTGCTCGCTGGCTGATGAACGAGAAGCCAGACGGGGGTACTGCAACGGTAGCAAGTTCTGTGATTGACATAAGTGGGAACGGGAATCACGGGACGCCTGCCAACTCCCCAGTTTATCGGGCGGCACCCGTAAGGTTAGTAAAGCTAATAAAATAAGGAAAAATAAATATGGCTGAAAGATTTTATTCGCCTCCAATTCAGGGAACTTGGGAACAGGCTAGAAGTCCGCTAAACGACAGGCTTCGGGCTATTGAGAGGATGTTAAACGATATATCTACTGGAGCGGGAATACCAGGAAGTCGCATAGCGGTTGAGGCTGTTACCGCAGAGAAAATTGCGGCTGGTGCCGTAACAGCAGCCAAGATGACTATTACTGACCTCATAGATATTGCTAATAAATTAACCCTTGCTTCAGGCAGAGTCATTATTGACAAAGATGCCTTTGGCACTGACCTTGAAGGTATAATTATCAATGATGAAACCTACGATCGGGTAGAGATTGGGGAGCTTACATCGGGTGACTATGGGATGAAGGTTAGGGATTCAAGTGGAAACGTAACTGTGGATATGGGAAAGTTAGCAGCAGAATCAGATAAGAAAAATCTTGTAGTAAAAGTAAATGCTACAAATCCGACATACCAAATTGATGTAGATGCAGACCATCTGAAACTCGATGATTCTACCCAGCTTCTTGCGAATATAAATCTTACAATAGACATCACGGCCTCTGGAGCAAACGGTCTTGATACAGGAAGCGAGGCAGCCAATACGTGGTATAGCATCTGGGTTATACATAATCCTACAACTGACACAGTAGCAGGGCTTCTTTCCACCTCAACTCTCACTCCCACTATGCCTTCAGGCTACACTAGAAAGAGAAGAGTTGGCTGGGTGAGAAATGATGGTTCTAGTAACTTTCTCAAGTTTCATAAAATGGGTGACTGGTGGTATTTTGCAACTCGTCAAGAGATTATTGACACCTACTCTCCCGCTTCTTCTTTTACTGACTTGGATTGCAGCAGTGCCGCTCCGCCTACAGCGGGAATACTTTCGCACTATATCTTTTTGGGCGACGACGCAGAGACTTATGCCCGTGTCTGGCTTCGCAGAAATGGTGACAGTGGCGACTGGATAATAGTGGGTGAGACCGAGGCTACAGCTCGCATGGTGCATTGCACTGCCTTTTGTCTTTGTGACACCAACCAGATAATTGAATATCACTGTGACGCTGACTGCGATAGGATAGTGCTTTGGGTTACAGGTTATTATGACCCAATTTAGGGGGAGAAGATGAGAAGATTAGCTATAAGGAAGTCCGATAAGGTGATAGTAAGTTTTGGCTACGAGGATATGGCTCGCTTTGGTCCAGACGAATTTGATATTATAGATACGGTTCTTGAAGTATTGCCCGATGATATGAGGTTCTGCTTCTACAAGCAGGGCAAGGTGGTAGTGGATCAAGCCCTGAAAGATGAAACCCTCCAAAAAGAGACCAAGGCAAGGCAGGAAAGAGAGGAGGCAAGGGGACATCTCACTTTAGAGGATTTAGCTGGACTCACCAACGCCCAGATTAACAACTGGGTGGATAGCAATGTCACAGATTTGGTAGGCGGTAGGCTGGCTATCAAGAAGCTGGCAAAGTGGTGCCGAGCTTTAACTAGAATAGCAATGCTCAGGCAGGATAATTAAATGATTTGGATAGCTTTAGTATTTTGCATAATTGGTGCTGTAATTTGCTTTAGACTTTTATTTGTTGATATAAACAAAGCCTGGGACTTAGCTGAATTATTAAATAGGAAGAAGTTTTAGCTCTTTGAAAATCTAGAGTTCATACTCTACTTTGGGAGAATTAAATTTATATCCGATACCTATGCTGAAGAAGATACCAGACCAGTCGGTAGAACAGGACTCAATGCACCTATAGGTTGGATACTTGGCTTTTGCCGAAAGATACTTGGCCTCACCAGAAAAAAACAATCCATCTTTGAGCCTATATTCTGCTCCTGCAAGCAACTGAAAACCAGTAGGAGAGTCTTTTTCCTGCATTCCCTTGTAGATGTTGGATGTTATTTTGAGTTCAGAGGAGAAGCTCCCTACGCCTACCCCAAGATAGGGATGAAGCTGGCCTTCTGTGGGAACCCGATAAACAAGACTTAGAAGAATAGGTGAGGTAGAGGTCTCAAATGAGTATACCTTTCTATGCTGACGATAGTCTGCTATTCCCTTGAAACTGAAGGTATCGAGCACTAGACTCCAATTCCCAAAGTCATATCCCACTGCAAAAGCTCCTCCAGTGCCAGATTTTAATACCTTTGGGGTTTCATAGTAGGACTTAGCCTTATCCAGACCCTCTCCGAGATCCCCATAGTCTGGCGAGTAGTGAAATCCCGTCCCTTTTAGCCAGAAGGATGCCAGAACTGGTGAGGCTAAAAGAGATATTGCTACCGCGATTACCAGGATTGAGAGCATTACTTTGAATTTTTTACTCACTTTTTACCTCCTTGGTGGGGATATAGCATAATTTTTTGATTTTGTCAAGCATAGCAAAAATAGTCAGATAAAAAATATGGAGAGGAAAAATGAAAAAATACATTTTAGGCTATCGTCCTGAACCGCCAGATACTAGAGATTTGCTTATCCCTCTTCCCCAGTATGATCTGCCTAAGGAAGTGGACTGGACAGCGCAGCTTACTCAAATTAGAGACCAGGGAAATGAAGGAAGTTGCGTAGGTTTTGCCGTAACTGCATTAAAAGAGTTTCAGGAATGGAAGCAGTACGGCAGGCTGTTTGATCTTAGTGAGCGGTGGATCTACGAGTGGGCGAAGAGGCTGGATGAGTTTCCTGGGGAAGATTATGAAGGCACGAGCATCCGTGGAGCAATGAAAGCCCTCGCCAAACACGGAATTTGCGAGGAAAGATTCTGGCCGTATGTGCCAGGTAAAAAGGGTCAGCCAGATGAAAAGGCTGCCCTAGATGCGTATGAGTATAGAATCGAGAAATACCGCAGTCTAGTCATCCCAAAAAAGGATATCCGATTGATTAAACGAGGACTGCACGAGACAGGGCCAGTGGCAAGTGGCGTCGCAGTTCACGAGAGCTGGTTCGAAGTCGGCAAGGATGGAGTGATTCACGATCCTGGTCCCGGAGCGAGGATCCTCGGCTATCATGCGATTCTCACTGTGGCGTATTTTGACGACCAGAAATTCGTGAAAATCAAAAATAGCTGGGGCCCAGGCTGGGGAGCTCAAGGTTTTGCTTATCTTAGTTATGACTATTTTGTAAAAATACTTCATAGCGCCTGGGCGTGCTATGACATGTAATCAAGGAGGTGAAAAAAGATGGGACAGGTATTGACGTATCTCATTCCATTGGTAGTAGTTATAGTGGTAGGATTACTTGCAGGCAAGCGCATACAGTTTAGCGATTTCTGCAAGGAACTGGGAGAGGCTCTTTTGGAGACCAGCATCTACATCAAAATTGACAATCCCACTCCAGAGGACACCGACCGCTTCAAGAA